CACTTCCTTCAATGGCTCCGCGAACATCACGATCACAGCCACGGTAGCAGATGACAGTCACAACCACACCACAGCCAATGTGGATGGGCTTGATGCTGCTCTGGCTCTCAAGGCTCCTCTGACATCTCCTGCGCTCACAGGGACGCCTACAGCGCCCACAGCGGTCTCGACCACCAACACGACACAGATCGCCACCACGTCCTTCGTGAAGGCGGTTGTAGCTGATCTCGTAGACGGTGCACCCGGAACCATTGATACGCTGAATGAACTTGCAGCGGCCTTAGGCGATGATCCGAACTTTGCCACGACTGTAACGAATAGCATTGCGACTAAAGTTTCTAAGACCGGTGATACCATGTCTGGAACTCTTGTTCTTGGAGCGATTGATGTTGGCAATCCAGCGGCGGCAACAGACAATCTTCGCGTTAGCGGATACGGCGTTCTAGGTAATCGAGGCACACTGTACTTCACCAATGGCAGTGGCGGTGCTGTACAGATCGGAACAGGAGCAACACACTCCACTGATCCCGCTATGACGTTTACGGCCGCTCAAAACACCAGCCACAATACATTATATGAAGATACAAACCGCGTTTTCACGGACGGTTACCATCCCAATGCTGACACACTGACCACGGCTCGTAACATTGCCCTGACAGGCGACGTGACAGGCTCTACTAACTTTGATGGCTCTGGCAACGTGTCGATCACTGCGACCATCGCAGACGATAGCCACGCGCACATCATCGGTAACGTAGATGGCCTTCAGACTGCGTTGGATGGTAAAGCTGCATCTTCTCACACGCATACAACAGCCCAAGTCACAGGTCTGGATACAGCGCTTGCTGGTAAGGCTACTACGGCTCAGGGTGCTTTGGCAGATACCGCACTTCAACCCGCAGCAATTGGCTCCACGGTCCAAGGGTACAGCGCTGTTCTTAATGCCACTACGGCGTCTTTCCTTGTTGCAGACGAATCCAAACTTGACGGTATCGAAGCTGGCGCAGACGTAACAGACACAGCCAACGTCACCGCCGCTGGCGCAGTCATGGACAGCGAAGTCACCAACCTCGCAGCCGTGAAGGCTTTCAATCCTGCGTCTTATGCCACAGCGGCTCAAGGCACTTTGGCTGCAAGTGCAACGCAGCCTGGGGACAACATCTCTACGCTGACCAACAATAGCGGATATATCACATCAGCAGACGGGGGTGCAGCAGCGACAGCAGCGACACTCGCCACAGCCAGAACCATCTCTCTTGGCGGAGACGTAACTGGCTCAGCGTCTTTCAATGGCTCTGCAAATGTCACCATCACGGCAACCATTGCTGATGATAGCCACAACCATGTTATCGCCAATGTCGATGGTCTCCAGACTGCGTTGGATGGCAAAGCCGCCTCCTCGCATACGCACACCACGGCTCAGGTCACGGGCTTGGATACGGCTCTCGCAGCAAAAGCTCCTCTGGCTTCCCCAGCTCTTACAGGCACACCGACAGCACCCACAGCAACCGCTGGAACCAACACAACGCAGCTAGCTACAACAGCATTCGTTCTTGCTAATGGAGGCGGCGGTGGATCGCCTACGAACACAGTCGTGAAAACCACTGCTTACACTGCCGCTGCAAATGACTTTGTGATTGCTGACACGGGAGCCGGGGCATTTACCGTCACCCTCCCCGCCGCCCCTGCTCTTGGTGATACTGTAAGTGTCTCTGATAGTGCAGAGGATTGGGAAACCAACAATCTGACAATCGCACGAAATGGTTCAACCATCGCAGGTCTTGCAGAAGACCTCGTGTGCGATGTTGGTGGTCTTAAGGTCACACTGGTATACTCAGACACAACTTGGCAGGTCTATGCTGAGACTGGCGGCTACGATAATTCCCCCGCACTGATTGCTGGGGATAATGTCTCAGCTCTCACAAACGACAGCAATTATATTTCCTCAGGTGCCAATGTCTCAGCTCTCACGAATGATAGTAGCTATGTTTCCTCAGGTGCCAATGTCTCTGTTTTCACGAACGACAGCAGCTATGTTTCCTCAGGTGCCAATGTCTCTGTTTTCACGAATGATAGTGGGTACATCACAAATGCGGTCGTTGGTTCTTTCACAGTTGACGGTCTTCCCGTCAGTGCAAAACTTCCCCAAGCACGAGCGTTCACAGCCAACGGAAACCTGCTGACAACTGATGTAGGCCAGTATGTCTATATCACAGGCGCGGCCACTCCGGTCATTCCCAACAGCACTTTTGCGGCGGGGGACATTTTCACTCTCGTAAATGCCTCCGGGTCAGATCGTACCGTCACATGTTCCATCACCACAGCCTACATGGGAGGCGCTGACGTGGCGTCGTTCACACTGGCGTCCTACGGCCTCTGTACGGTGCTTTTTACCAGCGGAACGCAGTGCTTTATTTCAGGGGACGTGACATAATGGCTGGTTCAAATTTTGCATCCCTAATTGGGCAAAACTATTCCACCTTGGCTGAACCGGGACAGCAGGCGTACACAACGCCGGGATCATATAGCTTTGTGGTGCCCAATGTGACCTCTCTATGTGCAGTTGTTGTTGGCGGTGGCGGTTCTGGGGCCGGTGAAGACGCCGGGGACGGTGGCGGCGGTGGTGGCGGTGGCGGTCTATCCTACAGCAACGCAATTTCAGTAACACCGGGAGAGACCTTGTCAGTCTTTGTCGGGGCTGGAGGCGCTTCGGTTGCGGTTAGAGATGTTCCCGGCGAAGATGGAGAAAATTCAACCTTACTGCGCGGGGGAACGACTTTAATGCTTGCCCCCGGCGGCACCGGTTCAGCTTTAGGCGACGGTAAATTCGGTTTTGGTGGAGGATCAGGCGGTATAGGGGACGTTGTTGTTTACGGGGGCGACGGTGGGCTAGGTGGAACAAGTGAAAGTGGCGGGGGCGGTGGTGCCGCTGGATATGGAGGCTACGGCAGTGGCGACGGTACTGACTCTGATGTCACAGGGACAGGCGGTAGTGCAACAAACGGCGGCGGCGGTGCGGGCGGTAACGGAAATTCAAACGACGAAGCGGGCGGCGGTGGCGGCGTGGGCCTTCTTGGACTAGGAAGCAATGGCGTCGGAGGTATTCGAAATGGTTCAAGCATTGGGACAGGCGGAACAGGCGGCTCTGGTGGTACTGATGGTGGAGACGGAACTAGTTCCATTGCAGGCGCGGGTGGCGCTTACGGCGGCGGCGGCGGCGGTTGTAGTGATGATGGTACGGCCATGACGGGACCCGGTGGGGGTGGCGCGGTTCGCATAATCTGGGGCGACGGTAGAGCCTTCCCCGCAACAAATACAGGAGACGTATAATGTCTAATCTCTCAACTCTGTTGCAAAGTCGTAGGGCAAACTTTGACATATCGGACGTTAACACCTTGCAGGCTACGCTTGATGCCAAAGCTCCTCTGGCTTCCCCAGCTCTGACAGGCGTCCCCACCGCCCCAACTGCGACGGCAGGCACCAGTACCACACAGATTGCAACTACTGCATATGTACTGGAAAACAAAGGTGTAGACCTAGTAGCGAGTACAACAACAGGGGCGGCTCAGACTGTTGATTTTTCAAACGACTATCAAATAGTGACCACGGACCCCGTTACAACATTATCCTTTCTTTCAACGAAACCTGTGGAGGAAGTAAATGTCGTCGTAAACTTGGGTGCTGATCCTACCTATGACATCGAGAACTTATCATACACGGGAACATTAATAACTAGTTGGCCGGGCAGTTTGCCCCGGTTTCCCCATTTCAGCCCAGACGGTAGTAGGTTATATTATTCTGGAACGGACTCTACGGTTCATCAAGTAACACTCCGTAGACCCTATGACGTGACTACTCGTCTAGCGTTCACGTCTTTGTCGATTGCGGCGCAATCTACCAGTATTAATACTTCCACACTAAGTCCAGATGGCACAGTTCTGCATGTGATCGACCAGCCCGGTGATAGGATTTTACGATATACTCTATCTACCCCTTACGAAGTTAGTACTGGCACCTATTCCCTTGCGTATAATCTTACTACCCCTTTGATTACATCCCCTATTGGTATGGGTATCTCGTCAGATGGAACTAAGATGTTCATTTGTGACGGTACGACAGACATCGTTTACATGTATAATTTAAGCACTGCTTTTGATGTATCCACCGCAACGTACAGTAACGATAGTTTTAGCCTGTCTGGTTACAACCCCAATTCCTTCGGGATTAGCCCCACAGGAAATCGGATATACTGGACCTTTTCAAGCTCTGGAACTAAAAAGACGTATCAGGCCGTACTAAGTGTTCCCTACGATATTACTACAGTGGGGACTATATCAGATTACGAACATTTTCCCGAATTTGGTACAAGTACTCCTTACCTTGTTTGCTTCAACGACACCGGAGACGTCTTGTATGCAGCAGGAGGTGGTGGCCTGTGGAAATACAATCTAGGAGCTTCTTCTCATGCTGTTTCTTTTCCAGTAGGTACAGGTGTTGGTTCCCTAAAATCTCCAAACTTATCTCCATCTATTGGACCAAATATATATAGGTTCGCAACTCATGACAGCGGTGCGACCTATATCCTTACGGCGAAACTAGAAGGTATTAGGGGGTACTGATGACATATATAATCAAAAATTCAGAAGGTGATATTTATACACTTGCTCAATTCAAAGATGCTCATTCGAATATTGGTTATGCTGGGGATATTCCATCCCAGCAACTGTTGAACCAGCTTGGGTATTATATGGAAAAAGTGGCACCCACGGCTGCGGATGTTCAAAAGCTCATGGGCCAAAAACTTGAAGCCTTAGCCGCAGGATATGAACGGCAGGAACGTGAAACGTGGGCAACTCAAGTCAAAGAGGCAGACGCCATTAAAGCGGGATCGACCACGGCACCTTTGCTGGCATCATTGGCCGCAGGAAAAGGGCGTACACTTGATGAGCAGGCGGACCGTGTCTTGTACCTTGCAGAGCAATTCGCACTGGCATCTGGGGCCATCATGGCTGCACGAGATGCGTTGATTGTGATGGACCCTATCCCCGTAGACTATGCAGCAGATAGGCACTGGCCATAACCCATGCCCGTGCCCATCTTTGCCTTTTACACAGCAACTGGGAACTGGAGGGATCAAGTGATCCGTCTGGCCCAGTCCGCGGCCGCGAGGTCGTGGCAGCAGGAGAGCCATGTTGAGTTTCTGACTGAGGGCGTTCTCAGGTCCACCAACCGGTGCCTCAGTGCTTCCAAACGGGATGGGAACTGCGTGAGGATCAAGGAAATCACATGGAAACCAGACCACTGGCGCTTCCTGCAGATCAAAGGGGACCTCGGGAAAATCTACTATAAACTCTACTCAGAAATTGGCCTCCCCTATGATACTCTTGGAGCTGTAATGAGTGTCACCCCAGTTAACTGGCAACGCCAGGGGAAATGGTTTTGTTCCGAACATATGGCCCATGGAAGAGATATGAAAAAACCACATCGACAGACCCCCGGAAAACTTTACCGGAGTCTCATTTCTGAAGGCGCACGGGAGATCCGGTTGTGAGTTACCAACCTCGGACAGTAGACCTGTCGACGATTGAATATTTCGCCGCCGCCTTTATCTTCGGGTGGGGGTTTTGGATTCTCTCATGGGGTCCCGGTGAAGCCGTCAGCGCCGCGGCCTTTGACTTCTTTCGAAACTGGATCCTACTCATGGACATTGGTCCACCTTGGCGGGTGATCGGAATCACTGGGATGATCGCAGGCCTTCTGTACGCTGTGGCGATTTGTATCAACGGCCGGGGGATGTACTGGACCCCGATCGTTCGAGGAACCTCCTGCATCCTCGCAGTGATATTCTTGGTCAACCTCTCCGCGAGTGTGTTCCAGATCCAGCCCAGCAGCACCGCCGTTTACACCTACGGATCGCTATCCGTGATTTATTTTTCGATCTTCATGGCTAATCTCAGACGACTGGCCCACTCATTGGAGCTTATCTGGGAGAGATTCTATGGAATGGTTGCCTGATGCCATCCGGGCGACAGGAGAAGTTTTTAAGGACCTCGGTTTGACTTCGCTGATTCTTCTACTGGCCACCGGGCTCATTGGCTTTGCGGTTTACATGAACCGAAAGGGTACCTCCCCTTCGAAAGAGGGTACCCCCGCACTGATGGCCCCCCTAACCTGCGCGTGGGCCGGATTTGACGGCATGCACCTCACAGAACTTCGGCATGACATCGATCACATCAAAGTGCAGATCAACAAGATCGAAGACCGCACCCGCAATCTCTAAGTAAAATCTCTAGGTAGACTTGTCCCCTTCAAGTAGAAAAGGGTGAGTTACTAGAGGACAACCCATGAGCTTGACTGGACATCAGCAAGAGGCCTTGGATCTCAAGAACCAAGGTCTCAGCCAAAATGAGATCGCCAAGAGCCTAGGGATATCCCGCAGAGCAGTTCGGAATCGTCTACAAGGCATCCTCAAGAAAGACCCTGCTGTGGTCGAGGCCATGGAGGCCGCGCACACCGGCATGACCCCCAATCTTATCTGGGTGAAGACCAAAGGGGAGGGCACCACCTACTCCATCCAGCTCAAGCCCAAGCAAGAAGAAGAGACCAGCTTCATCGATCAGGTCCACGAGGCCTTTCTGGAGATCCCCAAAGCCCCCCTGATCACAAAGCCCCGGGTCGTCCTGAAAGACCTGATGAGTGTTTATCCCCTGTTCGATGTCCACCTTGGCCTCAGGGCCTATGCCGGGGCCAGTGGTGAGGACATCGATCTGGAGAGCGCCCAGACCCGCCTGCTGGACGGCTTCTCCCAGTTGCTGGCCACGACGCCCGCTTCTGAGCTGGCTCTGTTTGTGAATGGTGGCGACTTCACACACGCGGATGACGATGAGAATGCGACCCCGGCCAGTAAGCACGTGTTGGATGTGGCCTCGCGCAACTTCTCCACGGTGCATGCCAGTGTCGAGGTGATCGCTCAGGCCATTGAGATGCTGCTCACGAAGCACCAGCGGGTGGAATACATCAGCGTCCCGGGTAACCATGATCCTAAGAACTGGGTCACGATCTCTGTGGCGCTCTATTACCGGTTCCTCAACCATGAGTGGGTCAACATCAACCTGAGCCAGATCGAGTTTTCGGTCTTCGTATTTGGCAAGAACCTGATCACGGTCCACCACGGGCACAAGCGCAAAGAGAACGATCTGGTCATGTTCTTTGCCGCGGAATACGCCGAGCTCTGGGGCCAGTCGAAACACCGATACCTCTTCACAGGACACTTCCACAGCCGAGAGGCCAAGCGGTACCCGGGGATCTACTGGGAACGCATGGAACCTGTCTGCCCCCGGGATCACTACGCCGCTTCAACTGGCTATGACCAAGCGGCGTCCATGCTCAGCATCACCTTCCACAAGGAAAAGGGTGAACAATTCAGAACGAAGGTTGCACTATGATGAAACGATCAATCACCCACTGGACCGCCGGCGGGGGCAAAGCCTCTGCCTTGGACAAGGAACACTACCATGTGCTGACCCAGGATGATGGGTCCTACGTCCATGGGACCGAGGAAATTGAGGACAACATGGTCACATCAGATGGTGACTATGCGGCCCACACCCTGAACCTCAACACAGGATCCATGGGCATGGCCCTATGCGGGATGCGAGAAGCCACTGAGAGCCCCTATTTTTCGGGTCCCTCCCCCATTAATGAGCACCAGTTCGAGCGTCACTGTGCCATGGTGGCTGAAAAACACCTGCAGTATGGTATCCCGATCAACGAGAACACCTGCCTCACCCACGCCGAGGTCCAGCCCCGGTTGGGGATCAAGCAGCGCGGCAAGTGGGATCTGACCCGTCTGCCGTTCAAGCCTGAGCTGCGGGGCGCGTTCCCAGTTGGGGACTATCTGCGGGAGCGGGTCAAGTTCTACGCCTCAGAGATCACCGGTCAGCCGATCCCTCTTCACCTTCCGATCCTGAAGATGGGGAGCCGGGGGCAGCTGGTGTTGGACTGGCAGGTACAGCTGCGGGATCTGGGATACGCCGTGGGCCACACCGACAAACACTTCGGGGCCCGGACCCGGGACGCCACCATGGCCTTTCAGGCTGATCAGGGGCTGACCCCGGACGGGGTTGTGGGGGATGGCTCACGTGCGGCCATGCTCAAAGCGAAGGCCCGTCCCCTGCGCGAGGTCACAGAGGCCGATCTGGAGGCCCGGGGGTCATCCACCATCAAGAACGCCAAGAAGGCCGAGGGTCTGCTGAGCGGGGCCGAGACTATGACGGCGGGGGGTTTGTCCGTCACGGCCGTGCTGGAGACCGCCCGGTCGATCGGGGCCGCAGAAGGGGCCCTTGATACAGTGCAGAGGCTGTTCGTTCAGTATTGGCCCATCCTGCTGATCGGGGGGCTGATCATCTTGGTCACGCGCTACGGCAAACAGATCATGCGAGAGATCCGCAAGGCCCGGGTGGTTGACGCGCAGACCGGAAGGAACCTCTCCCGATGATGACTGTCCTCATGAATAAACTCTGGCCCTATGTGGCCGGGGCTTTCACCATCCTCGTCATCTTGGCCGAAGTCTTCCGGCGTGGCGGGGCTCAACAGAAAGACAAGGACGCGCTCGAGAGCTTCGAGCGGGATAAGGAGGGACGACGTGCTATCTACCATGAACAAGCAGAGACTTATGGGCTTTCTTCTGGCGATCTCGTTGAGCGCATGCGCCGGCGCGATGGTGATTGGGGCGGGGTGTAGGGCTTACGGGGAGATGCGGATCAGCCTCCCTTGGGAGGCGCTTGGCGCTGCGCCTCTGGAGTTCGTCCAGTGGTTCAATCTCTTGGACGCGCGTATGACAGGGGTCTGCACAGGTGGTTGAAGTGTTGGTGAAGATCTTTGCCGAGTACGAGTGCCCGGATCACGAGGGCCTCTTCCTGAACCACTATATTGAGTTCGTGGATGAGGCCCCTGACTTTCCTGAGAGCCAGGACTTTTACAGCTCCATGGACGGGGTCAACGTCCTGATCCTCAAGGTCACCCATGAGGACGTGACCTCGACGTTTATCCCGACCCACCGGTTGGATCATCAGCTGTGCTAGGATCCCTCTGGCTCAATTGAACGAGATTGAGAACGAGTTTTTCGAAATCAGTCAAGTTCCATCACCTCACAATGAAACATCCGATCCAGGACTTTCTCCAGCTGCCTTTTCCGGGTCCCTGTGTAGACGACCATGTATATGGTCGCGTCATCCTCAGGGGGGAGGGCCGCTTCCGCAACTTGTGGTGTTCCGGCTGGCCCGGATACACCCTTTAGGAAACTCTGGGCTTTTTCCTCCATCCGGCGGGAGGGTACGGCCCGTTCGTTGACCCAGTTGTTACAAGCACTGTTTGTACCCAAAGCCAGATCCAGATCCGAGCACCGGTAGAACATCCCCAGCATCTGGGCGAGACCGGGGGCGTTGCTCACCGTCAGAAATTCGGTGGCCGTGGGGTACTTCTTTGCGAGAGTCTTCATGGTAGTTTCCTTTGTGAATGAAAATTTAGAACGCCGGCCCAGTAATGAGCCGGGGTTCTTTTTTATTTACCTCGGGCCGCGGCGATCGCCGTGGCAATGGTGGCAATCAGGATGACAGTTCCCAGCCAGATCCAGAATGAACTGAAGATGAAGTGAAAAATCTCAAGCATAGCTTCTCCTTACCCACACTTGGAATAGCCGCAGCTCTGGCAGGTAGGACAGCCAGAGATCTTGATCAGGGTGGGCTCTGAACAAGAGGGACAGGTTGCACCGGTGGCCACGGTGGCCTTGCCGGTATGGCGATCGATGAGACCCCCAATGGCTGCAGTGAGAGAGGGCACGTAAGATCCGCCCACCCAAGCACCACCACGGGGGTCGTGGATCTGTTTCAGCTCCTGCGAGATGAACGAGATGTCCCCGCCCCGCCGGAACACAGCCGAGATCATGCGGGTCAAGGCCGTCATGTCTGCCTGCGTTTCGATGTTCTGGGAGTTCACGAAGATCTCGAAAGGGTTGCCAGCAGTGTCGTTGTTGATGGTGACGTAAAATGCATGCGGCAGCTCAGGCCATTTGAATTTGTACGTCTGGCCATCCATGGCCTCGTCACGCTGGGCAAGGATCGGACCCGTTACTGGGGCAGGCTTCTCTTCCTTGGTTTCAACCGAGAGGACGGAACCCGTGATGTCGTTGGGGCGGTAGGTAGTGCAGCCCTTACATCCGAGTTTCCACGCTTCCAGATAGACCTCTTTGAAGTCCTCAAAGCTGATGTCTTCGGGACAGTTGATGGTTTTGGAGATGGAACTATCAACCCACCGTTGGACAACGGCCTGCATACGGACATGATCCAATGGAGACAGAGTTTGGGCGGTGACAAAATAATCCGGAAGATCAATGTCGCCATGAAGCTCCCGAAATAGTGCCACAGCGTAGTCTTCCACCAACTCTTCTGTCTTGGTTCCGTCACGCTGGGTCACCTTTCGAATGTAGCTGTGGGCAAACATGGGCTCGATCCCTGAGGAGACGTTCCCGGCATAGAGGCTGATGGTGCCCGTGGGGGCAATGGACGTCAGCAGAGCATTGCGGAGGCCATGCTTGCGGATGCGCTCCCGGGTGCCCTTAGGCAACATCGAGGCGTGGGTACCCGTTTCGAGGATTTTGTCGGCATCGAAGAGGGGGAAGGACCCCTTCTCTTGGGCCAAGAGGATAGACGCCTCATAGGCCTCGACATCGATCTGATGCATCCACTGACCCAACAGGGCCTCTGACTCTTCAGATCCATAGGCGATCTTACACATGGCCAGTGCTGACGCGACACCTGTGACACCCAGACCGATACGACGCTTGGCCTTGGCCTCCTTTTCCTGCTCTGGCAGGGGGAACTTGGACACGTCCACGACGTTGTCCATCATCCGTACCGCAGAGTGGACCAGTTTCTTGAGCTCCTTCTGGTCGATCTGAGCTTTGTCCGTGAACGGGGCCTTGACTATTTTTGCCAGATTGATGGAGCCCAGAAGGCAGGCACCATAGGGTGGCAGAGGCTGCTCACCACAAGGGTTGGTCGCAGCAATGGTCTCACAATATTTCAGGTTGTTCATCTGGTTGATGCGATCGATGAAGATGACACCCGGCTCCGCCTGAGCATAGGTCGAGGTCATGATCAGGTCCCAGAGCTCCTGCGCAGGGACGGTAGCGTAGGTCTTACCGCCGAACACCAAGTCCCAATTCTTGCCACACTCGACCGCATTCATGAAGGCATCGGTGATCAGGACGGAGACGTTGAAGTTGCGCAGGCGCTTGGGATCTTCCTTCGCGGTGATGAAATCCACCACGTCTGGGTGATCGCAGCGCATCGTGGCCATCATCGCGCCCCGGCGCGACCCGGCAGACATGATCGTCTTACACATGGTGTCCCAGACATCCATGAACGTCAGAGGGCCAGAGGCATCTGCGGAGACCCCTTTGACCTCGGCTCCCTTGGGGCGGATGGTTGAGAAATCATAGCCGATCCCGCCGCCCTGCTGCATGGTCAATGCCGCTTCTTTGAGCATGTCCATGATCCCTGACATCGAGTCAGGCACCGTTCCCATGACGAAGCAGTTGAACAGGGTCACACTGCGATCCGTCCCGGCCCCGGCGGTGATCCGGCCGGCCGTCAGATATTTGAAGTCTTCCAAAGCGTCGAAAAATTCTTGTTCGTATTGGCCCCGCACCTGCTCCGCTTCACATGAAGCCAAATGGTGGGCGATGCGCTTCCAGGTGTCCGTCACATCATGGTCCAGAATGGTACCATCATGGTTTTTGAGCTGGTATTTCAGGGCCCATATCTCCTTAGAGATAGCCGCAGAAAATCGGTCCGAGGCGGGTGAAGCCACGTCTTTCATAATTGTCGTCCTTTGATTGGAAGTAAATGTCCAGTCAATATCTAGTACCGACTGGACTCAGGCAAGTATTAAAATTCGGACATTTCCGCCGCAACATCCCGGTTGTTGGCGTGGTGGGAATTGAACTCTTTGTCGGGGAACCGGCGCTGCAGTTTCTTGATGTTCAGATCCATGACCTCTTCGAGGCTGGAGTTCACAGTGATGGCCATGAGCTCAACACAGGACAGCAGGGCCGCGAACTTCTGCAGGAGTGTCAGACGATCGAGACCCCGGCCGTAGAAGATGGACTTCTTCATCCGGTCGAGGATGTCCGCGGCGTCCGTGACCATCATCTCAATCAGCTCTTCGTCCCCGTTCAGGTCCGGGGTCAGGTCATCCAGCTCGACCAAGGTGCACTGCAGTGTGTCTGTGCCCACTGAGATGTACCAGAGGATGTCTCCCAGCTCTTCAAGGAAGTTCACCCGGTCCGTGAAGGCGAGAAGTTCCGCCGTTTCGGTGACCAGTCCCATGGATGCATGGAGCAACCGGGTATCAGGCTGGTGCCAGTTGAGGCTCTCGGTGGTGAGGCAGTTCTGTTGATAGCGGTTCATGATAGGCCTTCCGTTCTGCGGTAAAATTCCTCAAGGGTGAGGGTGTCCATTGGGCTGTCGCTGCCGTTGTACCAAGTGCAATGGAAGGACCGGGCCCTGTCGATCGCGATCATGATGTTGTAAGGGATCCCGGCCAGCCCCAGTTCCTCGGGGGAGACCCCACTGGTGAAATGCAGGACGTCTGTCGACCGCCCGCCATTGTCGATATAGGCCAGTGTTCCCTCATAGTTGACCCGAAGGGCCGACCGGTCCTCCCAGATCAGTTCACAGATTTCCTCCCGGTCCCCAGTGAACGAGAGGATGGGGGCCATCAGGCCATGGGATTGGACATCAGTACTCATGGATGGCCTCCCCCTCGATCATCTTGCGGTGCTGTATCCAACCATAGATGTTCCCATGAAGATCGGGCTTGCCCCAGCGGTTGCGGGACCACTTCTTGTCCGGGGTCGCTTGATGCTCAAAAGGTGAGGCATGGACCGGGAACCCCATCAGCTGGTCATAGAGAAGCTGGTCATTCTCCAGTGAGGAGTGCTTGCCGTCATGGGTGTTGTAGGAGATACGCGCGGTGCGGGCCACGGACATGACCTTGCACTCCGCCAGAGTGAAGCTCTCCTGTTCGTATTCCTTGACGAAGGGAAGATGCCACTCACCCGGGTGCAACAGCGTGGGGGTCGAAGCGGCCATACACTCCTTAATGGCCCGGGCGGTCAGCTGGATCGTGGGATCCGCATCGGGGTGGTCCCGCAGGGCCTCGAAATTGGCCCATGACGTGGCCGTCACCACCAGTGAGATGTGGCTGTGGGTCTCGGTCAGGCGGTTGCCGATTTGTTTGTGGGCCCCGGCCTTCTCGGTGAGCCAGGAGCAGAACAAGGACATGCGCCGATGGTGGTTCCATGCGGCTTTGGTCAGCCCCAGACGCCAGCCAGAGAGATCTGAGCCGGCCTGCATACCACGCTGGTTCGACCCCCATGAAGCTGGATAGGCGGGGTCGTTCCGGATGTCGGCCCGGGCCCGCTTCAGGGGGATGGCCCGGGAGGATGAGGCGTTTCGTGAAACCACACGGTGGGTCATGAACTCGGAGTGGATCATCCGGGGGTTCCGGAGCACCATGGTTGGCAGACGAATACCCTCGGGGGATATCGAGTCTGCGATCATTTCAACAGTTGTGGTCATTTGAGAAGTCCTGAAGTTAAGAGGTAGGTCATGGCGATCTGGAGATCTTCTTTTTCGCCATCGTTGGTGAGAACGACGTCCACCTGCAGATCCAGCATTTCCGTCTCAGAAATGTGCCCATCTGTGGAGAACAGATCGGGGCGTTCGATACGAATGGCAAACCCACCCAGTTCCGTCAGCAGGTCGAGCTCATGCTGAAACCGGATGTCAGTGCAGACAACGGGCCGTCCCTCGCGGGCACATGCCTCGAGACGAGATCGCCAAATGTCGGTCCAGAGGTCGCGCCCGATCATGTTGCGCCACTCTGTCCCCAATGTTTGCATCGCGTGGCGGGGCGTCTGACCTTGAAGAATGTCACAGGGGACCTCTTTCAAGTCCCCCTCAACTTTCCGCTCAACCATCTCGATCGGGATCTGCGCACAGGCGTACAACGCCCGCAGCATATCCTTCAGGGTATCCGCCATCTTCAGGTTGACGAACCCCATCTCCAGAAGACCCTCGGCCGCGGTGTCCTTACCGGCCCCCTTCTTGCCTACAATTCCGATCAGCATCAGTAGCCCCTTTCCACGAAAAAGTATGGATCCCGCGAGATCTGAACACGGTTGGGGAGGGCATAGAGAATGCAGAAGTCCCCGTCCTTACCCTGACAAATGTTGATGCGCCCCTGATCGTGGAGCTTTTGAAACTGATGGATCCGCTCCCGGTGGTGCTGGGGCCAGCTGGCCGTGGACCGCTTGCGGGAGATGATGTGCTTCTGCAGCCCCGGCCGGCCCCAGCCCTCAAGTTCAAAATTGCAGTCCATCACCATCTTGCGCGCCTTGGCCAGTGGGATGTCCAGCTTCTCGGCGATGTCGTGAGGACACCGATTTGTTTTCAGCAGGTCATTCATTTATTCAGCTCGATTGTGTGATCGGTTTCTGGCCGTTTGTGGGTCACTTGGATCACTTGGGCCACTTGATTGGTGAGACGTCGCAGGGCCTCGGCGGTGTACGCAGCCCGCTCTTCATCCATGGAGGCATCGATCTCGTCAGCCATGAATACAGAGAAGACCCGGTTGGTCAGGATCTGGCCAAGGGCCAAGCGGACAGCCAGATTGGCCACCGCCTTACCGGATCCTGAAAGAGTGTGGAGACGCTGGTCGTCGATCAGGATCTCAAAATCCGTGTCGATCTGGACCAGTGAGCGCTCCCCACCGGTCATGCGGTTCAGCAACAGGGACGCCACGCTGTTCAGCGAGGGCAACAGGTGTGTCTTGATCCGCAGTTTCAGATCCCCGACAGCCTTTCGGCTCTGGAGGAAACACTCGGCCCGATACACCAGATCTTCATGCACTTGGCGGTTCTCTTCATAGACCCGCTGTTGCTTGTCAAAGACGGCCTTGTCCTTGGCGTAGCCCCGGGAGATCGCCAGTACCTGGGTCAGGCTTTGCTTGACCTCAGGCCACCCCTCCAGCAGTTCGAACTGGGCTTGCTTCTCTTCCAGACCCTCTGAGTAGGTCTTGTACGCAACCAGCTGGCTCTCATAGGTCAGCTGCTCCTGCTCCCAATCCCGACGAACCTTCAGATCCTCTGAGCGGTCCGTCGTCTCGGCCAGCTCTTCTTCATAGGCCGCGGCCCGGGTCCGGAAGCTCTCCAGCTTGGCATAGTTCTCATGCAGACCGCGCTGGGTGGCGATCGCGGCCCGGGTCATAGAAGGGGGTGAGACCTCCACCACATCGGCGTATTGGTCCAGTCCCTCGGCCACGGGCCAGGAGTGTCCGCAATCGGGGCACTCGAGGTTGCCCTGATCCAGCAACTTCTTCTTAGAGACCCAGAGGTCATAGGCCGCGTGTTGTTCCTCGTAGCCATTGATCTCTGCGATCGAAGTGAAAGGCAGGTCCAGTTCTTTCTGCAGACGCTGGGTGTTGGCGATCGAGGAGATCAAAGTCTTACGGCGTTCCAAGATCGCCTCCAGTACCTCGATGGGGTCCTTGACCTTACAGGCCTTGGGCTTCTTGGGCTTCACAGGGGCCGAAGACAGGGCCCCCTTCAGCTGCAGATACTCGTTGGACAGGAACTCGGCCTCGGCCAGCTCGGCCTCTGCGTCCGCGACGTCCATTATATCCTCGGGCACTTCCGGGGCCACAGGTGCGATCAGGGTCCGCTCCAGTCCCTGAGCCTCGCGCTTCAGCGCGTTGCCCTCGTCGCCGCAGAACTTGATGATCCCGTCGAGGACATCGAGACCCACTGTTTGATCAACCATGGCCTTGCGCTCGGCCGGCCGCATGTCTGACAGCGCCTCGACCTGACCTTGGTTGCAGGCGTTGGCCACGTCGAACACAGTCAGGTTGTAGCCAAGGATCCGAATGAGGGCTTCATTCACCGGCTTGGTGGCCGTGGCCTGTACCCCACCAGTCAGTTCGGCGCGACTGCCCTTCCGGGTGACGTGGTAGTCAACGTCAGAAACTGTGAAGTCCAGTTCGACATGCAGCTTTTTGTAATCCTCAGAGGTCCCGCGCAGGGCCTGCGAACCAAACAGAGCATAGCGAACCGCTTCTGTGATCAGGCTCTTGCCACTCTCGTTGGGGCCGATGATCCCTGTCAGTCCCTTTTGGAACTCAAAAGTCACATCGTTATGTCGAAACATGTGGTTGATGTAGAGCTTACGCAGCATCGAATTTCTCCATGATGAGGGCCCGGACCTCCGGGTGCACAGCCTCGGACAGCGCGGTGTGGATGTCGAAGGTGTCAAATTCCGTGGTGTCGACCTCGAGGTCTTGCTCTCCCTCGACCACGCGCTTGCCGATCAGGGACAGACAGTCGAGGTCCTCAGGCAGGATCTCACCCTCTGTCAGCAGCACCCGAATGTTCAGGTTGGTGCAGTCCCCGGGAATGGTTTCCAGCGTGTGCGTCTGGTACCAGTCTCCCGTGTCATCCTCGGCGTGGGTGTAGGGCTGCATGGAACCGGTGAGCTCCACGGTCACACCATGGCGCTTCTCGGTACGCTTCAGGTGATCGTGGCCATTGACCACTTTGAAGATACCCCTGCGGGCCAGAAGCTCTGTCGGGATGACATGGTCACCGCCAAAATCCACGAAGTCGTGGTGCATATAGACCACGTCTAGTTCATCCGGCAGCTCCTCAATCTGGTCTACGACAGGGACAAACGGATCATAGCCAACGAGTCCGATCGTGCCATCGACAACCTGAGTTGAGGAGACCACAGAGATGTTAGGCGCTCCCGCGACCAGTTGGGTGAAGATATCAAAGGAAGACCGCTTGGTCGTGTCTTTTGAGGCATCGTGGTTGCCACGGAGCACGTAGAAGCGGCAGCTGGGGAGGTTCTTCGCCGCGTTGAGATACAGGTCCGCAGCACGGAGGACGACTTCAGGGCTGACGACAAATTTGTCGAAGAGATCTCCCATGTTGATGTGGATGTCCCCATCATGGGATTTCAGTTCTTTCTCGAACTGGGCCCACACCATCGCCTCGCGGTCACCGATACGGTGCAGCGGGACGCCGGTACGAAACTTGCGCCCCAGGTGGGGATCGCCGACTGTCACATATTTCATGCTGCGTCCTTTCCATAAAATTCTGTCTGTTGGTTGTTCCCCCGGTCGAAGAGGTACCAAGCTGCGTTGTCTTTTCCACTGGTCCCGTTCTCCATCCAGCTGACCCGCCCCACAGCCACGACCTTCTTCAGGCGGGGCAGGTATGGCTTGGCCTGCTTGGTGAATAGCCAATCACCGTCGAACAGGAGCCAAGTGGGTTTCATGTCCGACAGGTGAATGATCATCGGGTGCAGGATCTGACGGGTCCACGGGGGGTTGGTAATGAAGAAATCTACTGATACATCCACAGGGTCAAAAGCATCCCCTGATCTGACGTGGAAATCTCCAGGTTTAGGGTCGATGTCATAAGCTCCGACACAAACTCCCGACGTGTTTCGCTCCAAGTGACATACCAACCGGCCGTCTCCAGCACAGGGTTCTATGAACGTGAAAGTATCCTGTGGGAGGTACGGGACCAGAGAGAACACCGGTTTCTCCGGAGTGAAATACTGATCATGTTTCCGACGAAGAAAGTTGCTGTGTTTTCCCATATTATCGTGTTCTTTCATATGCCTCGAGGACCACGCGGACCTGATGAAGGGCATCGTGGAGAGCGTTGTGTGCGTCCCCCATGAACTCGATTTCCTTCTCGATCGGGGGAGGGTCTTCAGGGAAGTACCGTGCGCGGATGAAGGTGTTCTGGTCCTGCGCCATACGGAAGTGGAACGGATTGATCTGACCCATGTCCCGGAAGTAGCTGGCCACGAACGCGTAATCGAAACTGATAGGCTTCCCCCAAAAATGCAGGGTCTCCGCTTCGTTCTCATGACCAGCCCATCGGCCGAAATCCTGCATGACCTTCGCGGGGGGTTCCATGCGGCCCCAGATCCCGTCCAGGATCTTTGGCATCTTGGACCACCAAGTGCGGGTATCCTCATCCCAGAAACGGGTGGGGAGAGGCAGGAGGCAGCGGTCGAAGAAATTCGTGTCCACGTCCCCTGTCTTGAGGTTGAACCGGACAGCTGCCAGCTGGATCATATTGGTGCGCTCTGGCTGAGTGCCGGTGGTCTCGATGTCGACCATGATGTCAGGAAAGTTCATTGGGGTTCCACTTGTATTCGGCGAGATCGGTCCATTTTGTGGACTTCTTCCCCTTGATGTTGGCGATGAAGAATTGAGCGGGAACGAGGAACCATTCTTTGAAATGTTCACTCTTGATGAAGAAGAGGTAGGAGCCGCCGGCGGCGATGATCCGTCGGGACTGAGCCAGTTGGTTGCGCTTGATGTTGCTGTGGGGGAAAGACACAAGGTCTTGTGAGGATTTCACCTCCCCAAAAAAGGTGATCCCCGGCATCACCCCGATGTAATCTGAGGGCTGGGCGACGACGAAGGCCCCCTTGCCCCCCGTGGCCTTGGCCGCGGCGGTGTCTGTGAGGCGATGGACATAGGCCTTCTTGCCCATGTCATTGAAGAAACCTTCAAAATCTCGCTCGGCTTGCTTCCAAGGGGGTACACTTTTGCTCATTAAGTCCTTGTATGTCAAGAACTTCATGAGACCTAGTTAGATTGCAGGGAAATGTCGGACATTACTATGCAATCGGAGCAATAGCCACCAGTGTCCCAGTGATATTGATCCGCCCGGGGCCGACACCTTTGGTCTGCTCCGGACTGAAGTGAAGGATGTCCCCCGAAGGGGCCACCAATCGGGGCATATCCAAGATCCTGTGGTCAGCATTGTTGACGAGGATCTTCACCATCCCATCGGGGTACTGACGGAGATCATAGCTGTGGTAAGGGGCCCAGACATAGGCAAGGACGAGTGGATACTTGGCTATCTCCAGCCTTACCCCTTCCCAGTGCCCCTCAGAGATCAGAAAGATCCCGTCCTTCGCCAGTTTCTTATACGCTGGCGGGGACAGGACCAGAACCATTTGATCTCGATCAAAGCCCAGTGTCCGGAGTTGCCGGATCTGTTTTCTGAGCTTTGCTTGCATCACATTCCCAGTGCTTCTTTGTACATCTCGAGGATCGCCTCTTCATGGGCTAGGTCATCCTTGTCACGCTTGCGTTGGGCGATGATCATCCGCAGGATCCGGGTATCATAGCCTCGGGCCTTGGCCTCGGCCAGAGTTTCCTTCTGCTGTTCGGCGAGGTCTTTCTTCTCTTGGTCCAGACGCTCAATGCGCTCTACGAACTGGCGCAGTTCATTCTCGGCGACGAGGTAGGTAGCATCAGTCTCGGGTGTGTTGGTATCAGTCATCGAAGTACTCCGTGTTTCTCTGCGCTGTGAAGCAGAAGGGGGTGAAGGTAATGTTGTTGTCGATTGCCAGTCATTGGCCATTGATCAGCTCCTCAAATCTGTTGGAGACTTTCAGGTTCTGGGCCCGGAGACGGAGATCCGAAAGATGCTCCTCGCCCCATTGGGCTGACTGGCCATACATCCGCATGTACAGATAGGCTTCCAGACGGTCCGCGAATTTCAACCAGTCCTTCTCCCCCTCAGAGAGGTACGGCCGGGGGCACCCCATCTCCTCCGACACATACTGTTCCAGTGCATCATGGTTCGCAGCATGTTCAGGATTAGCCTGTTTCACCTGATGGGAGAGATCGCCCGACCCGATCTCTCCGACATCGTGCGTGGCCGCTGCCCGGATCAGACTGACACTGGGGTTGGGGTGGAGCATGAGGATCAGAATAACGCAGCCCCATTGGTGGTCTGCATTGGTCTGTCTGAACAGAGACATGGTCGGGTTGCAGTGATACCGCGCCACCTGTCCAGATTTATAAATGTCGTGGTTCATTTGCCGTAGACCTCCGTCGCCATTCGCTCGATGCGGGTCTTAGGGACCTTCTTCTGTCTCTTGTTCGAAGGTGTCCGGAACCCCTTTGGGTTCAGCTGCGCGGCCCGCATGTGCAGGTCGATGATTTCTTCGCGGTCTTTGGTGCCGTGGAGTGGAATTCTCATGCTGCGTTCCTCACTGGGTTGGGGTTGAAAAGATAGTCGATCACCGTCTGGATACCGTCGTCATCCAGCTTCTGATCCTTGGTGAACCCCAAAATCTCTGGGGCTTCGTCCAACTCGATCTGGCCCAGAGGGGCCCGGTCGATGTCGAAGGGCTCAAAGTTGCGGCCGCATGAAGCTGTCGCATCCAGGACCAATCGGGTGATGATGGTGGGGTGGTCACACATGATACGCTTGGCCTCTTTGATGAAGCCCACGGCGTCGTCCTTGTGAACGCTGAACACCAATTCGTCGTGGATGGGCATCAGGAAGCGGAAGCGGAAGCGGGACTTCAGCTCTGCGTTGATCCCCAGGATGGATCGCTTTGCCAGTGTGGCGCAGGACCCTTGGATCATGGAGTTCACGATCTGGTTGCCGGCGCGGCTGGTGATCCTCTTGACGAACAGGTCTCCGAAATTGACCAGACCCTGATGCCGGGTTGCGGCCCAGCGTTCTGTCCACAGGCGCTGCCAGATGTAGCTGGCCTCAAAGCGGTGCCGGCGGTGGCCATCTGGAAGGGTGACATACCCCTTCTCACGTGCCTCAATGATCAGATCCGTGCGCCATTTTTCTGCGATGGCAAACGTGGTGCGGTACCGGTCGGTCATCTCCCACATCTTGTCAGAGGACCAGCCCATGATGTCCCCCACAGTTGAGAGGGCTCCGGAGTACCAATAGTTGAAGTTGGCCACCTTGCCCACGTCGCCGCGGAGCTTCTTGGTCACGTCCTCGATCGCGATGTCCATCAGATCCGAGACCGCCTTCTTGTGCAGGTCGTTGTAGGGGATCTGTCCGAAGGCGTTGGCAAACTCGGGGTCTCCAGAAAAGTCCCCGATCTCGACCAACTCCACTTGGCTCCAGTCGATGGAGACGATCACGTGATCCTCCGCATCGGCTTTGTAGAAGCCCCGGATGTAGGTGGACTCCCCCCGCTTGGCCAGTTGCATGCCGTTGGGGTTGGACATCGCCATCCGACGTGAGTTCAGGCGGGAGGATACCACTGGGTAGACACGACCGGTCTCTGGGTCGATCAACTGGGTATAGGGTGTCAGATACAGCTTCATGCGCTGCTCGATACCGGCCAGCTGGGTCATGATCTCCAAGAGATCATCGATACCCTTGCCCTTCATCTTCTCCCGGGCCTTCTTGTCGGAGGCCACCTTGCCGTCCGCCATCCGGGGCTTGAGACCGGTCAGGTCGTACATGATGGACCGGACGCTCATGTAGTAGCTCAGGTTCGGCCCAGTGCTTTTGGGCAGACCCCGATCGGCAGCCCACGCTGCGGACACGGGGCCGGCCGTGGAATAGACCGCCGCGAAGTTGTCATCTGGCAGGTCCTTCATCGCCCACGCCGTGATCTTCTTCCGGTAGCTGGTGGGGTTCTTGGCGTACCACTTGTCGTGCTTCAGCCCCTCGTTCAGGGCCTCGGGATAGGGCAGCATCCCCCGGATGTGAGCATGCATCTGACGCACGGCCGCAGCGTAGTTCTGGCGCTCTTCGTCCCGTTTGGCAGTCACAGCGTCTAGGTCGATCACCAGACCGTTGGACCAGATGTCCGCGAACACGTAGATCATCGGGTTTTCCTGCGTCAGGAATGTGTCCCAGAGTTGATCGTTCTGGGCCATCATCATGGGCAGGAACTTGTGGAAGAGACGGACACACCAGTAGGCGTCGTCCGCGCCGTAGGCACAGACTTCGTCACCGGTCAGCTCACCCATGTGGGCCTTGCCGTTCAGAACGGTTTTGAATTCTGTCTGCTCGTAGCCAAAGAACTTCTTGGTCAGCTTCTTCAGGCCGTAGCCGTAGGACATCTCTCGGACCATGCCGTTGTAGCTGTGGGCCGCGACCGAGGTCTTTGCCAGGACGCGGGACATCAGATCCCCCTGCACCTCGGTCAGGTTCTGGGGGTCACAGGTCGCGAAGGCCTTGCCCAGAGGCACCAGCAGGGACTGGATCCCACCGAACCCGGCAGACATCATGTCATCAACAGCATACTGGTCTTCGTTGAAGGTCGAGACAGCCATCTGCATGGTGCAGATCACGTCGGGGCCCAGATCGAAGCCCAGAGAGGACTGCATCATGGTCAGCTCAAAGGGCGCGTTGTGGCACAAGGTATGGCAACCACCCGTGGGGCGGGCATCCAAAATCTGACGGGCCTCGGACCATGGGATCCGGTTCTCAACGTCAGCATGGTTCAGGTTCAGATAGTAGGCGGTGTCGGCGTCATCACAATACCAAGAGAACCCGGTCACGATGGTGCGGTTGACGTCGAAGACAAGGCGCTTGCCGCCCCCGGCCTTCATGAAATCTGTGAGACCTGCGTGACGATCCGGATCACAGGTCTCGATGTCGAAGCCGACGATACCGGCCTCGCTCACGTCTTGGATCAACAGATCCTTGAGGACAGCCCAGTTCCGGGCGTCAATCAGTTCTGATTTGACGGTCATAATAACCTCGAATTTATGGGGGGGGTGTGGGGGTGGCCTTCCCCCCACGTGGGAGGACGCTAGGGGAAGGCCGGAGTCTCTGGAGCAACAGGGAAAACCCCAGAGAAAGGGTGGGTTAGGAAAGGGCGAACGTCAGGACGCCCCAAGTGAACCCGTTTTTGCCGTTGATCTCTTCGTAATCCAACTGCAGATCGATCTCCTGACCGACCTGATTGGCCGCAGCCGCTTCACGATAGAGCTCGGACCAGTTGCCGAAGTTCGACATGGACAGAGTGTGACCCAGTTTTGTGCCGGCGGGCAGGGTCTTATCCTTCAGCTTCAAATCCTCGGCGAGGACCAGAAGGATGTCCGCTGATGGGAACATCTTTGCTGTGGGATCGATGGCCTGCACCATGGCGACTTGATCGTTCCAGCTGCCACCTTTGTCGGACATGATGCCGTCGTAGGTGGATGCGTAGTTGATGGGCTTGCCCCATTTGATGGACTGTTTGACGAAGAAACCTTCGTCTTCCACCATGGCGACTTTGACTTTGAGCCCGTCGGTGATCAGGGGTTTTTCCGAACCGATCTGGATGCCGTGCTCGTTGACCTTGAGCCACATATCAACTTGGTTGTTGATGCCTGTGGCGTTGCCCAACGCGGCCATAGATGGTTTTTGGAAAGGGACGACAGCACCGGCCTGTGGGGCCGTGGTAGCTGGGACGTCATACTGCGCTTCTGCGTCGATGACTTCTCCGGCTGCTTCCTGTGCTTTCTTGATTGCTGCTGACATATCGGCCATAATAGATGTTCTTTCTGTCTTTTGAGACTGTGATTGCATAAAATCCGAGGGCTGGAAGATGGGGGGTTAGAGCTGGAACTCCGACCCCCCGACCAACACAGGGACAAGTACTTAATGATTGAAAGTAGTGTCATAATCAATCATTCGTTTTCGCGATTGCATGGAAATGTATTACTTCATGAAGGCCTCCATCGAGAGCTTTCCACTCTTCGTCATGTGTTTCCGTTTCTTCCCGGTCTCTTGGAGATCCAGGCGCTCGTTTCGGTCATCGACGTCGGCCGCAAGTTTGGACTTCTGGTCGATGATCTCGAAGATCCGGTTCTCAATTTTTGAGTTCCGGTATTTCAGGAGGGTGATCAGCAGCGCCCGCTTCCGGACCCCGCGCATCGCCCGCCGGTAGCCTTGGACAAAGGAGCTGTCCATGGCGTCCATGGAGCTGAAGACCACATGGTCTACAAATCCCCAGTTGTAGCCGACTGATGCCGTGGCCGGCGAGGCCACCATCACATCCAGTTCACGCGCAATGAATGCTTCGCTCTGGACGTTCCGCCGTTTGGTGCTGACGTTGCCGTTGATCAGCCCGACGCGCAGGCCCATCTTTTCTGCCAGCTGGGCGATCCGCTCTTGGCTGGGGACAAGGGCCGCGAAGATGATCAGGGCTTCCCCCGTATCAAGGGCATGCTGCATGTGGATCCGCAGCTGCTCTTCCTTCCCGGTGTGTTTGATCTTGTCCAAGGGCTCCCCAAAGGTCTGGGGGTGTTCCATCAGCTGCCGGCAGCGGATGAAGTTCACCCCGGGGAGAGATCCATCCAGCCAGACTTCTTCCAATTCCAGCAGGGCTGTCTCTTCAAACTCCTCGTAGGCCTCGTACTGTTTTGGGGTCATGTCGCACTCTTCGACCACGATGACCTTCTTCTCTTTGCCGTAGGCCGCTTCAAAAGTCTGTCGGACCCCGAACTTGCCCAAGAACTGTGAGATGGGTTTGGGATCGATCCACGCGACCGTGTTCCCGAAGGTGTCTTTGAGAGAGTGTCGGCTCTCAAATTGATCGTAACCGTGGGGGTAGAGATGGGGGGCACACAGCTCGATACAGGGGTAGACCGATGAGAGCCTCCCGTTGATGATCGTGCCGGTCATGGCCAAGAAGTATTTGATGTGCTTCATGGCCGCGAACATGCTCTGGGTGCGTTGGGAGCTGGGGCCCCCATACCCCATGTGGATCTCGTCCGAGACATGGGCATCGATGTCGGGGTGGTACCCGAGTAGCTCCTGCCAGTTGTTTGAAAAACAGTCGAAGCCCATCAGGAACACCTTGCCGTCACTTTTCATCAGCTTGGTGCGTTTGGTGGGGGGACCGTCGACGATGACTACGTCTTCTTCGGTCAGGTCGGAGAAGAACAGCAGCTCGTCGCGGTTCTTCTTGAGCAAACTCTTGGGCATGGTCCAGACGGAGCGCACCTTCCGGTGGCTCCATAGGAAGCCCATATAAGTGCAGGCGGGGGGAGTTTTTCCTGTGCCCGGATCGCTGAGATCCAGACACCGGGGGGTGGCCATAAAGAACGCCAAATGGGCCACCTGGGCGGGTCGAAGTTCGGGCATAAATTCCTCACGGATTGGTTTGGGGTTAGGGTTTCTCTTGGTTCAACCGTTCCCGGCGGGCTTGCCGGGACTCGATGGGGCCAAAAAGATCTTCGTTGCGCATGTAACGGCGGATCAGAGTTGCCCCGATGGTTTCAAGGGGCAGGGTCACGAGGTCTGAAATATCCGTGTCTCGGATTTTTGTCTCGATCAGTTGATACTGAGGCGGCAGAGGGATATCCCCGGCCCCGCTCAGAATCAACGTCCGCGGTAGGTAGTTGGTGGAGGCCGCGAGGGCTGCCACCAGTTTCATGTCTGTCCTCTTCACCTGCGTGATCACCAGAGGTTGGATGTTCGTCGAGAGGAGTTCCCGCTCCAGAGCTTTTTTCGTCATCATCCATTCCGGTTTCATGACCGGTCGGATGGGGGAACTGAAACGAGAGAGGCAGGAGATGTAGAGGTTCAAATCATCGTGGGGATCCACAATGTAGTAGAGCCGAGAGCCCACCTCTTTTGGCACCGGCAGCATCGCTTGTACCAGTGGGTCATCATTGATCTTGAGTAGGGCCTCCCAGTGAACCCGATCAGGGATCGGCGCGGCCACAGGGACCAGATGGTTACAGGCTCCTGATGGATTTTTGAATGGCGACTTTTTATGGAGCCCCAAAAAATTGGAGCCCCCTCTTCCCTGTTGTAACCACGCGATCGGCCCGTCCCAATGGATACCGAATGTGTCAACCTGTTGCATATACCCCCCATTGTTCTTTCTGAACCACACGGAGGGCCGCGCGACCCTCGGGGGTATGGGGTGCCTGTGCTTGCTGAATTAGCATGTTCTTGTACACTTCCTGTCCTGTTGTTCGGAACAACCACACATTCCGGAAATATTTATATAGCCGATTATCAACTGCCATCAATGAGTTCTCCCACACTTATTTCCATGAAACCTGCAATGTTCTGCAAAGTCAGCAGGTCAATATTCGATCTTCCGCTCTCAAGGTTCCTCAAACCCTTGGCACTGATCCCCATTTTGACCGCCGCTTCGGCGCGGCTTAGACCCCTCTTAACAAAGTAAGCCTCATAGAGCCGCTGTCCAATCTTTAGATGAAGTTGGCTGCGGGGGCTTGGAGCCAGATCAAAAGAGGGTTGTTTTTTACGGTCCTCAGCTCTGAGGCCCTTCTGGGTCAGGATGTACCTGATCATCCGGGGGGAAATCCCATACTCTGAAGAGATCTGCTCCAGAGTTGAGCCCCGGATATACTCCTGGGCGATGCCGTTGTTTCGTTGCGTATTCTTCATGATGCCTACCAAATGTGCTGTGTCCGCAAAAGTGTGTCGCGAACAGGGTTTCCTGGCGCACATGACCCCGGGTGTCGTCAGTGATAAGTGAGTGAAACCAGTACCTTAGATTAATTTTGACGCTGGCTAGTACTGACTTTTAATCAGTGGGTCGCAGGTTCGAATCCTGCACGGCTCACCACTTATCAAAGACTTACCCGGGGTCTGTGTCCGGTATTATTCGAGGCTGTGTGCAAAGTGTGTTTCGAACACCTCGTTTATCTCCGCGTGATGCCCGCCTGTGTTCAGGTGGGCATACCGCTGGACCATCTGGAGAGAGCTGTGTCCGAGGATGTCCCTCAGTCGCAGCAGATCCCCATTTGCCTGTACCCACCACGAGGCGAAAGTATGCCTAAGGTCGTGAAACCTCACATCTTTCAAGTTGGCTCGGGTTCGAACACCATCCCAGAAGTTGGAGAAATTCTGATAAGATCTCCACTCCCGGGTAGCGCCATGCATATAGCAGAACACTAAATCCCCCGGTGTTCGTAGACACAGCTGTTCCAGGTCGAAACACAGTGACGCACAGAGGGGTACGACCCGCTCCTTTCCGTTCTTCGTCAGATCAACATCTAGTATGACCTCCTTTTTCTGAAAATTGATCATCCCCTTCCGGAGACTGGACAGCTCAGTGTGCCGCATCCCGGTCAGGGTTGCGGTCTTGATGACCAGTGCTTGTGTGGGGTTTTGGCAGCTCTCAATGAGCCGATCATACTCGTGCGGCCGCAGCCACCGGGTTCTTGCCTGTTCCTTTAGGTGACGTTTACTGAAGCTAAGAACAGGGTTAGTTTCCGGTGCCTGCGGCATGGTCCCAATTGCATGACTGAACACGCTTGAGACAAAAGCGAGATCCCTCTTCACAGATGTGTCCGACACAGTCTTGCGCCGTTCACGTACCAATTGTTTGAGCTGATCCGTTCGGATCTCGTCCAAAGACAATTCTGAAAAAAGTGGAGCCACCGCTCTGAGAGAGGTTTCGTAGTTCTGAATGGTTTTGGGCTTGAGACGCCCGTGGCCATTCACCTCGAAGAAGTCCACGACCGCCTCTTTGAAGGAAATCGAGGTCCTCAACCGAAGGAGCCTTCCCAGCTCGGCTTCAGCTTCTTTCTTGTCTTGGGTTTTAGCAGATCTTCGAATTTTCCGTCCGTCAGAACTTCTATATTCGATCCAGTATGACCTGCTCTCGGGGCGCGTGTAGACGCGACCTTGTCCTTGTTCCATGTGGTCCTCATACGTTTACGGACTAGCCAACGATCGAGCTCCTGCTCGACGTAGCGATAATGCCCTCCGATGCGGAACGCTGGCAACCCCTCACTTTGGATGAGGCGCTGTACGGTACGGGAGCTGACGTTCAGCCGGCCCGCGACATCGGAAGTTGTAAGCATGAGATCCTCTCGGATTACCGCTCTAGATGAGCTTGGTGAAGGGGTACGCGGTCGGGTTGGACTTGACCACCCGGTTAAAGGTCGAGCCCACGGAGTCAGCGTTCACGATTTCGTGATACAACTCTGGGGTAACATTATCATATTGATAGATTGACCCGTTCTTGAACTGGACTACCATGAGTCCGCAAAATTCCCTGAACCCTACCGCTGCGATGTTGCTGCTCACCACGGGTTGCATGACCACCTCCACATCTTCAAACATCTGATCCGCGGCCGATTTGATGAGGGAGCTCCCCAGGTGGTCTGAAATGAGTTCGTCGATTACCCTCCAGGCCCAGGAGGGAGCTTTACGGATATGAATTTCATCTTTGGTCATTTTTTCGTCCTTCATGGTTATCTTCCTTTTACTTTGGTGGTTGACAGTTGTCGACATTTCCATGCAAGACATTGCATGGAAATCTCTTGGGAGGTATTATGAACCGCGACATCATTACTCTGGCTGCAGCCTATCTGGCCAACAACAAAGTTCCCCTCGAAAAACTCCCTGACACCCTTGTGGCTATCAAAGAGGCTCTCGAAAATCTGAGGGATCCGGTTCTGGTACCGGCGGTGCCGATCGAGGAGTCGGTCCACGATGACTATCTGGTGTGCCTTGAGGACGGGGCAGAAGTGAAACTCCTGCGCCGGTATCTCAAAACTCACCACGGTATGACCGACGAGCAGTACATAGAACGCTGGGGGCTCCCGGAAGATTATCCGTTTGTGCCCTCAAATTATTCCACTCGTCGGTCAGGTATCGCGAAAGAGAACGGACTCGGAAAGATCAAATAGCCAAGGGTTGACTGTTTTGGATCCTATCCTAAGGCCTTCTATGAACGCGACTTTCTCATCCCTCGTTCGGAATGAGAACACTTGGCAGTAGCCTAGGTCCAATAATTTATTGGGGTTTCTCTCTCCCTCATTGAATGCATCTTGGGCCTTAGACCCTGTTATGAGCATCACTTTGTGTGAGATCATTGGTCGTCTCCAGTCGTTGGCGCAGCTTCTTACCTCCATTTCCATGTGCCACGATGGCAATGGACTTTCCTTTTTTGGAGTTGCCAGCACATAGCTGGCAGCTGACACAGGTGGTACGCTGGCCTGCCTCTTTCGAAGCGGGGCACAGCACTTCTCCTTTGACCATCTGCTCGACTGATTTGACAACGCGGAAAGTGCGTTCTCCGCGGTCCCATGCTTGTTCTGCCTCTCCCAAGCTCTCCACCGAGGTCATAAACCGGTGTGGTTGGGTATTCTTTTGGTGGGTATAGGCTGTGTGGCCATTGGCCTCGCTGCACAACTCATCCCAAATTCTCTCGGGGACCGCCAGACCGTCTCCGTAACTTCCGATGCGGACGGTCTTGCCCCGGCCGATCGCAGCGATGTCGGTGGCCCGGGAATAGCTTCCCCTCTTGTAGGCCCGGTACTTGCCCAAGGGGGCTTGAAACAGGACCACGTAGCAGGCCCGGTCCCGGGCCTGTCCTTCGTTGCCGCCGTGGGCCACGCCCCGGAGGGTGCAGTTGCCACAGATGCTGAAATCTTCGCCGCTCCTGCTGGCCTCCAGCGGATCTATGTCCGCCCTGAAGATGTATGTCTGAAGCTGGTTGCCAGTCTTGGTATTGTTGCTACCGATCTGGGCCAGTGCCACAATAGGCTGGCCATCGAGGAGGCTGGGCCCCTCGTAAATAATATAGGTTTTCATGTGATCCTCTCGGATGGGGGTGGGGGGGGGAAGTTAGGTTACGTCTCCTGTACTGGCTCAAGGCGGTCGAACGAGACGCGTGGTGTCTTGAGATAAGGCGTTCCGTCTTTCTTGAATTTGCAGAGATGGATGCGGGCCTTACCCAAAGGGACCGAAACGCTTTGGATTAAGTATTCACCCTGAAAGAATTCCCCGTGATACGCCCTGACCTTTGACCCTAGGGGCATGCCGGCGGCTTCCAGTTCAGCGATCCTGTCTCGGATCAGTGCCTCACGGTATTTGTCATTCTCTTGGGTCAGAAACTGCCTTGCTTCCCGTAACTTTGACCGGGCCTCTTGACACTTCTGGAACAGTTCTTCTGTGTCGTTCTTCATGCCCTCTCCTCCTTGTCTGAGGTGCGAGGACGACCGGCTGCGGTCCACATGGCCACCGCCTCGACCCAGCGCTCACTTTCATCAATGAGCTGCTGAGCCCCCTGGGTTTCTTGGCGGATATCGTCGTCGCTCATGGAATTGAAATCGTCTTGGTAGTTGGCCCAGAGTTCCGGGGGCCGGGTGTTGGAGACCTTGGCCGCAAGGTTCCAGGCCATCCCGGCACCCATTGATGCGGCCACGCACTCTGGGCCGCTGTAAAGTTTCAGCCGTCGCATGAGATCAGCCATATCTGTTGGTGTGGCAAAGAAATTGTTTGGTTCAATAGTCATTGGTTTTCTCCTGAAATTCTGCCAGAGGGGTGTACACCACCCCCACGAAGCCTGTGTTCTCGTCGTAGCGGGCCTGATATCGCACAGCCATGGAGCCATCTTTGCGGGGTTTGAAATTCTGGAAAGACACGAACCCCCAGACTTTCTCCTTCAGGATTTTTTCAATCTCCTGAATGGTCTCCTTGTTGGCTTCCACGATTTCGGCGGGGAGGTTCTGGTACCCGTCGTTGCAGAAAACAAGGTCCGGGTGAGCCTCCATGATTGCGGTCAGCTGGTGATAAGCGCTCATGCCTTCGCCTCCATCCAGTGGATGAACTCCTCGGCGTCATGGATCATCCCCCCACTCTGTTCGAGGAGCTCGGGTGTGCCCCGCTTCATGATGGTACCTTCAGGGGCCTCGGCGTAGGCCATCATGAACTCCGAGAAGAGATCAAAATACCAAACCGGACCATCTGGCGGGATCAGGGCCATGTCCTGATCGACGTCTTCGAAATCGACCCATTTCCAGCACTGGACATAGGCCCCGGGATCTTCCCCAAGGGACACCACTGCCATGTTCTCATCCACCTCGAGATCCCCATCCCGTAGGTCGGGGACGGAGGCGGCAAGGATATCTTCGATCAGGTTCCGCTCTGGCTCGGGGGGAATGACCTCGTGACAATCCATATGGACACTGTCGATGAACAGAGGTTGCTCCCACAGAATTTCCATGGCGTCCTCCCAGTCTTCGGGCGTGTCTCCTCCTTTTTCCTCTTGCCAAAAGGTGTCGGCAAAATCCCAAGCGGCCTCGTTGGCCTCCACTTGAGTTCTGTAGATTTCAACGGAAGGGCCATATTGGTCGTTGACGATTACTGTCCAGAGTTTCATGCTACGTCCTCAAAATGTACGCCGTCCCGGTCAAAGTCTCTTTCTGCGAAACGGCACTCGATCTCGAGTTCCGCTTGGCTGATGACCCGGTGCCCGAAGGCCTTGATGGCGTCGTGGGGGTTCAGTTCCAGTCCGTTGAACTGGATGTGGTCGAGACTGGCCAGTTCGCCGTCGATGAGGAAGGTGGCGGGAATACCCTCCAGCTCCCCATAGTCGGTGCTCAGATCAATCCGTGTGTGATAGGTCTTCATCTTGCATTTCCTTCCAATACAGTTCTTCAAAACCCAGCAGGGCTTGAGGGTAGGGGCCTATGGCCTTGGGTTGGAACGGGGCACAGGTGCCTCCAAACGCACAGCCCTCAAAGGTGGCGGAGCCCAATAGTTCAATTTCGGGAACAGACTCGGCCACCCGCTCAGCCAGTAGGGTGGCCAAGTTTTCCGTCTCGCGCTTCAGACGGAAATACAGGGGGTGTTCGGCCTGATTGAGGACGTCCAGCATCTCGTCGATGGTGAGTTGAATGCTCATATCCCGATCACCTCGTCGCCATCTGCGTCGTGGACAGTGTAGTCATGATGATCGAATTCAGAGACGTGGGAAGAGACCCAGCGCTCCGGAAAGAGCCGAGAGATCCTGAGCGCTTCCTCGGCTGTGTCCGTGATGACTTCCTGGGTGTGGACGACATAGGCATCGGTCAGTCGTGAGACGGTGAAGACCGAGACCTCAGGCTCCTGATTGAGCTTTTCGCACAGCTCATCGATCCCGTCGTCGTCCAGTGAGACCACGAGGTCCATGTTGGTGGCGATGTCGTGGGTCCACTGGGTTCGGTTCGCGGGATCCCCCTGACCGTTCTCCTGATAATAGCGCAGGGCGGCAAGGATGGTGGCGGCTTCTTGTTCTTGCATGTGATCCTCCTCGGATACGGTGTGGTTATTGGCCCATTTGTTCTTTGGCTTGGGCCATGATGTCTTCGGGAATATCCAGTAACAGCGGGTGCTCTGGGTCGATCGGGGGCCGGTTGGTGGTCAGATAGATTTCCAAAAGTTCCACGGCCTCCTCCACAGACCAGTCGTCTTCTTCCTCTGGTGGCGGGGGAGGGGGCGGAGGGCTATCCTCCGGGAGCTCATGTAGGATCGAGTGGTTGGGATTGACGCAGAGGGGTTCCCCGCAGATCTTTTCCAACCGGCGGTTCAAGATTTCTCTTCCGGTGGTCAGAGAGAACACCAGACGATCGGCATAGTTCTCCCGTCTGTTGTATCGGATCATGGGGCGAGAATGGACCATGACTGGTTCCATCCCCGGCCGGCCGTCACTGTCCCGGACCATCTTGGGAAACAGACCCTCGCGGGTTTTCTTGCCCGTCCAGATCATGCAGTCCATACTCTCGGGGGCCCTCTGGTGCACAAGGCACTCTTCCAGTTCGGGAGCCCCCGCCTTCTGCGCGACCCGCTTGGCCAAGGTTTCAAGTTTCATTTTCTGTACCTCACTGGTAGGCTGGGATATTGCCACTTCAGCAGCTTGAGGTTTTCCTCAAGATCCTCGGTGAACTCAAAAAGTGGGGCCAGCACGACCTTCTTGGGATAGACATCAATCGAGAGCTTTTTCCCAAACTGGTCCGCGATCTTGGCCATGTTCTTGAGGGCGTCGAAGGCCTGACGGCGCGCCTCAGGGGTCTCGCCCTCCTCTGCGACGAGGAGGAGGATCGGAAGATTGCCCTCCCAGTTCTCAAGCATCATAGGTCACCGCCTGCAGCAAACGGGGCAGGACGCCGTGCCACTTCTTGGTCAGGGACCGGGCCATGTGTGGGTTCATGCCCAGCCAGCGGGACGGGTTGGTGTTGTCCTGCTGGTCAGCAATCTTGACCTGGATGGCCCGTTGGTTCCCTGAGGCGATCAGCCGATCGATGTACTCAGGATAGCTGTGGGTCTTCTTGTCGTGGGTCAGGAGAGCAACCGCGTCGGTGACCTCTGGGGGATACCCGGTGTCGGTCAGATCCTGCAGGGTCACGTCGGTGTCCTCGACGAGATCATGGAGCCATGCAATGGTCACGGTGATCTCATCTGGGGGAACGGACATGGCCACACGTTGCATGTGCTGCGCCATGGGGGCCCCTTGGCTGTCGTTGATCCCGTCGAACTTCAAAAATACGAGGGCTCGGGTTTCAGAGATGGATGGCATACTGTTCATGCTGTCTTCCGCGATTCTTGGAACGACATTTCGTCGATCAGGGTGAGGGGAGATCGGGTTTCTATCCACGCCCGGGCCCCGCAGCTCAGCTGCCGGCCGTCGTAGACCAAGGTGCTTGGTCCGTGGATCTCAATTTGTCGGGCGTAACGAGTGGTTCCGTTACGCTTGACGGTATACACCGGACGATCACCTTGGTCCTTGGCATTCATCGCGATGTTTTGGCGGTTCACATGGATGATGGCTTTCATATCAAAGATCCTTCTCTTCAATGATGCCTTCGGCTTCTGAATAGACCGTGGCGCTGATGGGCCTCTTCCAATCGGTGGCGTCGTTGGTCTCGCTCTGGAGATCCAATCTGTGCCAGTTGGTGCCGTCGTAGGTGAAGTTCAGCTGGTCCCACTTGATGAACCACTCCTGGATGTCCTCCCAGTTTTTGCCCTCAGGCAGTTCAAAGTCCCGGGAGGAAGGGCTGCAGTACAGTGAGGTTCTAATGGCATATGTCTGGGTCATCGGGGGTTCATATCCTTGATTAGAGTGGCCTCGGCCAGTTGGTGGGAGCTCAAACGAACCAGTTGTTGGTTCTTGTGTGATCGGTACACGCCCCGAGATCGGTAGTACTTTACCTTTTCAAAATCTCGACCGTAGGGCTCCCAAGCCTCTTTGATCCGGATGTTGTCCCCAGTTTTTGGACGGAAACGCTTGGAGTATACCCGGCACCTAGCCCGCCACTCGGCGGCATAACATAGGGGGTCCGTGAGGGGTGACAGAAGGTTAAGGATCAGGGGCGGGGCCTTGCTCTCGTTAGGACCCATGTCCTCGGTCATGTCTTTGTAGCTGAACTCACCGTTTTTGACGGAGGTGAGGTATACTACGGCAAAGACGACGGACCCATCTGAGGCCAGTACGTAATTGCTCTTCATAGAATTGGAGAGCTTTTTATCCGGCTTGGGTTGCATTTTGGTGGCGGCATAGTAGGTGCTGCCAACATTTCGAATTGCCAGTGGGGCGGCATAGAAATTTTCTGTTTCCCATGTTAGATTTCGGGCCAAATAAGCCTTAGGGTCATCAGGGCGATCGTAAAGGGTGGTCCATCCCATCATGTGTTCCTTTCGGATTGGGGTTGGGGGGGGGGGGGAGGGGATGTCCATTTCTGGACATCCTTTGATACGTCGTCGCAGGGGTCGTCGCAGGTCATACTCATACGGTGACGAACTCCAGCTCAAACGGAGTCCCCTCCATGGCCTTGGCGATGATGTCGGCTTCCTCGACGGAGACCGGGGTTTTCCATCCGAAACAGAACTTGTCCTTGTGGCTATAGTGGATGCAGTTGCTGATCTGGGCAAAGGTCAGGCCCCGTTTGATGACAATGTCGTGGAAGAGGAGATCCGTCTCCTTCTTCTCAATCTCGGCCAAGATTTGGAGGCGCTTACGCTTCAGCTTCCGGGCATCCGTCGCCTTCTGATCGTGGTGGATGGTCCCGAGGACGTCGTCGGGGATGGGAAGTTTCTCACGCTTGTCCCCAAGGCGCACCATGTGGAGCAGGTGGTGGACGTCGGGGGTCAGGAATTCAGACCCTCGGCACTTTTGGCACCACCCGCCGGTCTGGTCCATGTTGCCGCAGTATCCGCACTTGAAATACTGGTGGCGGAACTTGTTCAGCTCATCGATGTTGACCACGTAGTGGCCCCAGCGCATATGACGGTTCGGGGACATGTAATCGGCCCAGTCGTGGATCCGTTTGCCGCAGGTGGTGTTCACCTGATCATCAAAGAGATGCTTGGAGTCCACCTCATATTCATGAGTGCCCTGCTGTTCGAAGGTGGGCCGGTTGTCTCCCCAGACATTGAAGTGTTTGTTGGGGAGATCCTTGGGATAGTCCGGGTCGGTGACGGTGACCGGGCCGTAATACTTGACGATGATTTTCATGATATCCTCACGGATGGGGGTTGGGGGGTTAGGGGGTTGGCTTAAAATTGCGCAAGTTACGCAATTCTGAAAGTCATATATTCTTCGATTGCATAGCAATCTCCGGTGCCGGCAGGAGGTTTTCGGTCATGGCACAGGTGACGCTGCGCAGAGGGGTGACGTATTCATCTGCAATGCTGTGGTCCGTGGCAAAGTCGATCGCGTTGGCGACCCTCTTGAGGAACTCCCGGGTCTGTGCTTCTTCGGGGGAGGGTAGTGCCTGGATGTAGGCGTAGGCATTCGCAAACGCCTCGGGAGCGGTATCCCCATGTAGAAATTTGCTGTTGCCATCTTGGCCAAAGGCCTCCGAGTTGTATTTTGCCGTCAGGTAGACTGAAAACCGGCCGCTGTCTTTTATGTCCAGTTCTGTGCTGGGCGTGAGGACCCCCTTTTCGGTCATCTGCACGACCAGTTGGGCAAGTGTGGTTTGAATTTCTTCGATGTTCATCGGTTCTTCCTTTCATAGGTCAGGTAATTCCAGATCTTCCAAGGCCGGTTGGCCTCGGGCTTGTTCCAGAGGGTTTGGCATTCAAAATCTTCGACGAGGCACATCTCATCAAAGTCTTCTGGTAACCATGCCAGTAGCAGGGTCATCAGTTGGTTGTGGTCCCACTCTTGGTAGGGGCCCCAGGTGGAGGTGTCGGAGGAGTAGAACGAGGAGAACCCGTCGTAGGAAGTGTGCCTCCGGGCCGCGACCTTTCTCAGGCGCTCAGCGCTGGTCTCGTCCCAGATCTTTTTCAGGGTCTCGTCGGAGATCTGGGCGAAGACCCGATCGGTTTCAAAATTGTATTCCCTCGGGGACTCCATCCCGTCGAAGGTGCCGTCGCTGTCAAAGAACTCCTCGCAGAAGGCTTGGACATAGTCCTGAGCATACTCCGCATAGGCAGCGGCGAAGTCCGCGGCGATGAAGAAGAGATCGGCGAGGGACTGGGGCATGTCACAGCCCATGATGTCCTCCCAATCTGTGGACACACGATCAAACTCGTTGTCGATCTGCCAGGAGTGGGTGGTGTGATAGAACCCTTGGAAGGGCAGCTGGATCATAGGCATCAGTCGTACTCCTTTCTCATTTTGAAATTCAGGGGGATCCCATGATCGTTGATATATTCCCAGGCCTCGTCCTCGGTGAAGAGGAGTGGCCCGGTCTCGCTGATCACTTCGATCTCTTCGGAAATCCTGGCCATGGCTTCCTTCTCGGTCTTGCAGGACAGGACCTCGAGCTCATAATCATACCAGATGGCCAGAAGGACCCGGGAGGGGCCGGGGACAGTTTTCATCAGATTATTCCCATCATGACTGAGGCGGATTGAAGGGTGTTGGTGGAGCAGTTTTCGCACCACCCATGATCCTGATCGGGTTCCATTTCCGTGGAATAGTCACAACCAGGGTTCTGGCAGATGGCGGGCATGACCCCGTCAAATATATAGTCTTCGACCATGTGCTGGGCGTCGGCGTAGCCCCAATCTGTGGCCAGCGTGTCAAGTTTCGTGGACATGAAGGGTAATCTCCCCGGGGTTGGTGATTGTCAGGGTGACAGCTGTGGCAACGGGAACGTCCCGGCCGGTGATGTCGATGATGGGTCTCTGGGGCTTGCCAGAGATCTTGCGCTTACCCTCGGGGTGGAGGGTAAAGACGTTGTTTTCAAAATTGTATCGGAGCGGGGGTATGAACCCGGCCTCTTGAAGGAACTTGCCCTCGATCCAGAGCCGCGGCTTGCCACGGTTCTGGCCGATCTTGTTGGTGCGCTGGGTCATAGGATCAGAACCTCTGGATCGAGGTTCTCGAGTTGGCAGATGAGGTCGCGGACGTTCATGGTTTATCCTTTCAGATATTTGAGGGCGGTGTAGGGCTCGATCGCGACCCGGATTTGGAGGTTGTCGGGGTCGTTCTCAGGGCACCATGTGAAAGCGATCCAGCCAGCGGTGGCGAGGTAGGTCCCGGGCCGTTCATTCATGTTGGCCCGGATCATGTCCCGGATGTGGTGGGCGGAGGTGCGACCGAGGGGGTTGAGGATCTCGAGGGCCTCGGCGGTCTGGGCCAGCGTGTCCTCGTCGATGGGGAGATAGCAGCTCATGTAATGACCTCCCCCCAAATTTTGAGTTGCAGGTGCTCTGGGATCAGGGGCCGGAATGGTTGGCCCGGTTTCCATTTGTGATCGTGAATTGCTTGGAGGTTGTTGATCTCATTGACGAGAGAGGTATATCTCAGATCCACCCCCGTGGAGGCGAAAATGGATTCCAGGACCTTGGGATCCGACACTGGAGTGCTGAATTTGTCCGTGACTTTTTCGTAATGCTCATCGGCGATCATGTGGCCGAAGAGACATTTGGTGCCGTGGGGGCCCCGGTACTGGCACATGTCTGTGTTGGGGTTGATGGACTTCTCGGTCTGGGACTCGAGAGCGGCGATTGCGGTGTCGAAGAGTTGGTCGATGGATGTCATTGGACATCTCCCCAAATTTTGAGTTGCAGGTGTCCCGGGATCAGGGGGCGGAATGGGTAGCCCACTTTCCAGTCGACGTCGTGAATGTCTTGGAGGGCCACGAGGTCTGCCGCTTTCAATGTGTCCAGCAGGTCCACACCGCTGGATTCTCTGATGAGCTTCAAGATAACATTGGACCCGATGGTCTCTGTGTTCATAGTGTCGGGTACAGCGTCCATCATGTGGCCGAAGAGGCACTTGGTGCCGTGGGGGCCATGATACTGGCACAGGTCCGTACCGGGTGTGCTGGACTTCTCGGTCTGGGCCTCGAGGCCGGCAATGGCGGTGTCGAAGAGTTCGGAGATGTTCATTGGATAGGTTCCTTTCTGAGGAGAGGGGAAGGAGAATTGCGTAAGTTACGCAATTCCTTCTTCCATTTCGGCGTGGGTCCCCCAAGCAAGGTTGGGGACGCGATTGTTGGTTTTGTCCCCATCCAGATGACGGACACAGGGTTTGTTCTCTGGATTAGGGATGAAGGTTTCGGCCACGAGCCTGTGGATCCGGCGGGATACAACCCGCTGGTGCTCGACCGATATGGAAACCACCAGATACCCGTCTTTGGATTTGGAGCCTTTGCGGAGTCGAGGCTTCTTGAAGAATAGGGTAACGACATCCCCCCGATCACTGATCAAATAGTTCGTGAACTTTGGATGAGGCAGTAGTTGACGGTCACGGCTCAACACCGATAGATCGACTTCATTTTCAGCAGGCATTGGCTTGGCCCCACTGTTCGGCCATGGCTTGGGCTAGGCCCGGGAAGAACTTGGAGCGCAGGGCTGCGCGATCGGGTCCGGGTGACGCATGGTGGACGGAGGACCGGGCTTGGGTTCCGTCCAAGGTGCCGGTGGGTTGGAGCAGGGGCAGATTGCGGAGCCAGAGGCAGGTCCGCTTCTTCTCGTTGTCTGGCCCCTCTGGGTCCGTGCCAAATTGCCAAGGCTGCACGGATTGAGAGTGAGGCTGGAAGTTCTCGATCCGGGCCTTGGCATGTTTGTGCATGACCGGGTTCTCCACCGCGACACGGGGGATGGTGGTGTTCCACACTTTGGAAAACAGCTCCGCGCCTTGGTCCAGTTCGGCCCACATTTCTTCAAGGGTCCGGCCCGGGGGCGGGGAGGAGAGCCAACGGACCCCGGAGTTGCACAGCCGGGTACACGGAGGGTGCATCACGGCAAGGAAATCCCAAGAGCTGTCTTCCATGACGTCAAGGATGTCGCCTTGGATGTGACGGTTCGAGGGGGTGTCGGCGGGTTTGATGTCGCAGGACCATGCGTCGTGGCCTTGGGCCAAGAACGCATCACGCACGACACCGCTGCACTCGCAGCCAATGAGGACCTTCATGAGCGGGGTCCTTCGATCTGGTTGCTGGCAAACCCGGATTGGAAAGTTTGCAGCAGGGTGACGTCGACCCCGGCCGGGGCCTCGTCGATCAGCTTCCGCAGATTGGTTTCAAAAATCTGACGTTCGCGCTCCTCTTCCGTGGGCATGGTGTCTAGGAGATGGTGTGCATCAAGGAAGAGCTGGTCGAGGGAGGTGTGGTTGAGGCGGGTGGCCTCGTTGATGTTGTCGCCGTACCAGTAGATCTGGTACGGGGATTCGGTGGCAGGAGTGACGAGGAGGTGGGCGTCGATATAGGGCTGCTTGCCGAGTGTGCTGACCAGTTTGGTCTGCAGGGCCAATACTTTATTGGGCAAATTCATAATTATCTCCAATCTCTGCGATCAAGGACTCGAGGCCATAGAAGCCCCAGCATGAGTCATCTGTTTCATTGTTGGTGAATCCGTAGACCTCACCATTACTCCACGAGGAGAACTCCTCGACTTCCGAACGGAGGATCTCGAGGACCCGATCGTGGAGCTTGGGGCTTATCCGTTTGACGTTGAATTCTTTGCGGACGGTGGACCGGTACACGTAGATGTATCCCGTCTGGCCGCTGTCCCATGGGCAGTGGAAGGGCGTGGTGCTGTAGGCCACGCCCGAGTGCTGGTAGCGGTACACAGGGAGCATGATGGCGTCGTGTGGGGGGTTGTGAGGGTCTGGGGCCTCATCGCCCCCATACCCTAGGATAGCGAGTGTCCCGAGGTGGTCGAACTCCTGTCGGGGGTTCATGGAGTCTTGATCGAAGTGCACGATGAAAGTCACGGGCGTGTCTCCTTGTAAAAGGTGTGGCCAGAAACGCGGCCGACAAGTTGAAAATCTGGGTGTCGCGTCCAATAGGGCGCAGGGCCACTGTAGAAGTGGGTGGCCTCGTTGATGGGTTGGGCATCCCATGCGATCATCAGGGCCGTGTAGAAGGCCTGCGTGTCGGTCACTGGGGGTGGGTCTGCGGTCCATGCGAACTGGCGGGGCTGGTAGACCACATCGCAGACGTTGTCGGGGTATAGGGGGCTTGCTACGCGGTTCAGCGTAACAGAGGCGACCAGCTCCTGGCCTGTGATCGGCTCCCCTCGGGCCTCGTGGTAGATATTGAGGGCTAGGCATAGTAAAAGCATCTTGAGTTCCTCTCGGAATGTTACGCAATCTTGGGTTGTGGTCGTGAAATCCTCTCGGATCGGGGTCGTGGTCTAGGGTCTTGAGTTCCTCTCGGAATGGAATTGCGTAACTTACGCAATCTTGGATCGGGGTCGTGGTCGTGGTCGTGAAATCCTCTCGGATCGGGGTCGTGGTCTAGGGTCTTGGTCGAGATAGGATCTTGGACGGGGGCCAAGGGAACCTATTGTCACGCGAGACAGGCCAGAGTACTCCGGTGGCCCAAGGGTGGAACAAAACCCACACCGGACCAGACTGGCCTGTCACGGATGACAATTTCAAAAGCGGGATAGAAGAGAAGTGAAATTTCTCTAACTAAAATATTTACTTTTCCCAGCAATCTCCAAATTCCCTTCCTCTCTTTACTTCTTTCTTTCTATCCCACTTTTAAGAAAGAAAAATAAGAAGAGATTGCATAGAAACGTCCAAAGTTCGATTTGAAATCAATGGGTTATACCCCGCTGAATGCGGACCCTACTGGCCAAGGGCCAAAATCTACTTGACAGGCAAAACCGACGCCCAAGGCCCTAAGCCATTGAAAAGAAACAATGCAACTCTCGCTTGCACAAACTCCAAATCACTCTCCCACCCCAAAAATAAGGCCGAAAAGTCCTTTATTATGTTAACTCCGTACCCGCTACAGGTTGCATTTGCCGAGGCCCACACAACTTCTTAGGAAACAGCCTTCTTCTTAAAGCTGCAAACGCCCCTCAGCCCTCGCTCGTAGGTAGGGGTCTCAGGGTGGCGGCATCGACCCCTAAGAGGTCCATCAGGGGCAGGATTGCCTCCTTGGACTTGATCCACACGAGGACTTCTTCGGTCTCGTAGAAATTTTTGCGGATGGAAAGTAGCTGCCACATGGTTTTGGCTCCCGGAAAAATTGCGTAACTTACGCAAAAACATTTTCAAATTACTGAGGGTCGCGTTCTTAAGAAGAAACCTCGCGGGCCTACACGTAGACGCGCGTATATAGGCCCGGGCCTAGGCGCGGGCGCGGGCGCGGGCGCGGGCGCGGGCGCGGGCGCGGGCGCGGGCGCGGGCGCGGGCGCGCGCGAAGAAATAGTGACATTTTGATCACACCGATCGGTGTGATAAAAATATCACCCTAGGCGTGGCATTTCTGCCACGCCCCATGGGCTTGTGATTCATCCAACCATTGCGGGAATCGGGCCGCATGTTTGCACCTTGCTCTCTGCCAGCGCCTCGGACGTGCTGGCTACCATGCCTTCCAAGCGCGGGATGTCATCGGCCGCATCCGCGACCAATTGGTCAAAGGCATAGAGCAAGGCGCTTGGCTTGCCCGCCTGAACAATAAAGTCAGCCATTGCCTTGATTGCCTTGGCGCTGGCTTGATCGGCGTGGCCATGCGCGACAACACTAGCAAGCAAGGCAATGGCGTCATCTATCGCGCTTTTCGCGCCTGACTTGGTATCCATGGCAATGGTTGCTTGGCTTTCGTCAACGTCCGCGTCCGCGTCGGTCACGTCAACCGATTCAGGTGCAGGTGCAGGCGCTTCTGCAGGCGTATCAGCGTCAAGGGCCGCGCTATATGCCGCCTTGATGCCAGCCATGCTATCAGCGCTTGCACCAGTCACCATTGTGAAAAGGCCAGTGTCGGACTCAATCGCCTGACCTACGGTCAGCCCCGCAAACGATGTAACAAGGCGGTTACAAAGGTCAGCCACGTCCTTGCGCATAGCGGCGTCGTCCCGCAATGCCTTTTCATTGCCTGCCACGCCTGCCAGCAAGGCAAAGGCTTTCTTGGCAACGGTCACTACCTGACGCGTCCGGTCCGCGCCGGCCGTGGCTTCAATGGATACTTTGAACGCCTTGAACGCCTTAGGCGTTTTGCCAGATACGGTTTCAATCCACTCGCCGGGGTTATGCGCGCCCCAAAGGATCATAGCGCAGACCGCTTGAACGCTGGCTTTGGACGCGGATTCGATATGTGAAGCGGTATAGGCGGTCAATGCGGTGGTTGTTTGCTTGTTGGTCATCTTGTGTTCCTACTTGGATAATTGCGCAACTTGCGCAGTTTGGGTGCGGCCCTAGGGCCAATGGGCAGGCGCGGGAGGTGTTGCAAAAAGGACACACTGCGCCCTAGCCACCCGGCCTAGTCCAACCATACCCCCTATTTTGACCAATCGGCAACGGCTTTAGCCTGCTATGCCACTGACATATCTCAATAATTTTTGAGTTTTGCCATGAACCACAATAAACCAAAAGGGGCCCCGCAGGGCCCCTCTTTCCTCAATCCACGTCCCTCAGCTCATCATCATACCGCCCCTTCTCTATCAACAACCACTTGAGGTATTCCCGCCACTCGCCGCGATCGATCGCGACCACTCTTCCATTCAGCCGTTTGCAACTGTGAGCCCGTCGTAGAATGCTTCCTGTGCTCCCACCTGCGTCCGTTCGAGGACCAAAGAGAAGTTCTTCTCGCTCTGCAGTTCCCGCATCATCCCCCTGAAGTGCCTCGAACCCACAGGCCTGGCACCCCCCGGTCCCAGACAGAAGCTCCAGTACTCTTTGTACAGCTTGTTTTCGGATGTGCGGCCCAAGCTCTCCCCGACCAAATGCAGTTTGGGCGAGGTCTCGATAAAAAAACGTACTGAATTGTTCGCCTGAGCGATCTCCTCTATCAACTGGGTGTGGCTGGCCGGCAGGGTGTATTCATTGGTGTCCTTCAGACGGGCCATGGCCTGCACCGCCCACGCAACAATGGCCTCCCGCTCCTCGGCCACGATCGTCTCCCCGATGTTGATCTTGCGGGTCGACGCCTTCACCGGATGATTGAACTCGAAGATCAGCCAGCGGCGATTGAACCCCGCACTGGAATCCTCAGTCTTGGGCGTGTGATTGGACGCGAACCAGTGGGTGCAGCGCGGCCGGAACTTGAAAATGTCCCGCCCCTTCAGCTGACCGGACATCTCGGCCCCGTCCACGATGTCTTTGAACCGCATGCCATCGATCTTCTTCTTCTCCGAGAGCTCCCCGCAGATGTTGATCAGCTTGCCATGCATCTGGGTGGGCAAAAAGCGGTCGGCCCAGTCATGCGGGGGCACAAAACACTTGGCATCATCGGGCACAAGGCTCTGAGCGATGGTCAGCAGCTGACTTTTGCCACTCTTGGCCACGCCCTTGAGCAACATCACCTTCTGGTAATCTGGCCCCATGCCAAACAAAGTGACGCATAAACCCTCCTGAAGGGCCGCTATTTTATCCATTTTGTCGACATCTTTGCCCCAACAACCGTCCAAAAACTCGAAGAATTGGTGCGATTTGCCGCTCAATTCGGGCAAATACCGGAAGGGAAGGGTGTAAACCATGCCAAAGTCGCTGTTATGGGGCACCAACTCGAGCTCTTCGTTCAAGAACCCGTTGGCGAAGTTCACCCCCTGCTGTGGATCCCGGCAAATACCCTCTTCGGCGAGGTTCAGCATGGTCGCGTAGATCCCACGGTGATCCGAGTGCCGCCGCGCGGCGTCGAGGTGCCCATAGTCCCGGGCCACCCGCGCCATCAGGTCCGCATCCTCCATCTGCTCCCAATGAGAGCCGATATACTTCCAGATCGAGCCCCCGTACCGGCGCACCTCGTGGATCTGCTCCAGATCCTCCAAAACGGCCTTGGCAATCTCACTGTGGTCCTGACCGGCGATGTCCCCCGACCGCAGCTCACGCATCCGCGCCCGCAACGCCGTCATCTTCAGGCGCAGGCCCGAGACATCGACGATATACTGCATCAGCCGCTCTTCATCCAACTTGGACAGCGTGGCGTGACGCGCGATCCGCTCCAGGATCTTTTCCACGGCATCGGCGCGGCCCTTGGACTCCACCGCGTGGGCCTCAAACTTGCTCTTGAGGAAGTCGATCATCTCTTCGAACGACCACTCCTCCTGATCCTTGTCGAAGTCGACGCCCCACTCGACCTTCATCTGCTGCGTCATGCCTTCATCCCAGCCTTCTGGCAGGATCCGGCCCTTCTCCAGCACATCCCGGCGCAGGAAGCGCAACAGGTTGTCGACGTGCTTTGGCGCTTCCATGTCGTCGCCGGCGACCTTCTCCACGAACTCGCTCTCAAAGGACCGCAGCATGCCGACCGACTCGATCAGGCACCGCTCCCCGCGCAGGACCGCATAGGCAAACAGGCCGGCCATCTCCGTCAGCGTGACATCCCGGCTCCCCTTGGACACGAAGTCCGTCGATTTGCTGCGGCCAGAGACACTCAGCTCCACCCCGGCCTGTCGCAGGCTCTCGCGCAGGATCTGCTCAATGTCCTCGGGCAGGATCGGCAGTCTGTCGAGCACATCCACCAGCTCACAGTTGGCGACATAGGGCTTCTGCGTCGTCGGGTGGATCGAGGGCGGGATCACCACCTGCGTCCGGTCCGACAGGTGCTCACAGATCGTGTCCCCTTTCGAGTCCTTGATCCGGAAGGTCCGGACCCCGCACCAGCGGTAGGCCAGCACCATCCCCTTGGCCCCGATCCGCTTCCATGGGGAATGCGGCAGGATCTGTTCCAGCATCTTGATCAGGTTCAGATCCTCGGTGTCGATGTCGATCATCACCACCCCGGACTGCTGGCCCAGAACCAAACCGATGTTCCCGGTCGCATAGGACTGCTGCCACTCGGCCTGCTGTTCCGGCTCCACCGCGTGGTTGTGGTAGCGGGACCAGTCCAGCGGGATCGGACGCTTCTCGCGGACATGCAGCGGGATGACCGGCATGCCTTTGGCATAATAGGGACCGCTGGTGTTGGCGAAAATTGTCTCGTTCATGCTGTGTGCTCCATAATGCGGGCGCGGACTTGGGTGATCTGATCAGGCTCAAGGGTCTCTTCCATCACCGACAGAACGGTGGCGTAGAACCGGGAGACCTGACGCACATTGTGCGCCCGCTCCTGCATGGCGATCAGCTTTTCGAGCAGAGAGGTTGAGGTCCGGAAATAGCTCATCCGCTCCGAGTGGTCGGTGGCCGAGAAGTTCTCTGAGGCCTCCTTCAGGTTCTTGAACAGGCTCGTGGTCTCAGCCACCAGATCGATGTCGGACAGGTCATCGCTGTGCACCACATCCTCTTCACCTCCCCCCGCCCCGGCCTTCCGGAAGATGTCCTTGAACTCCTCCGGGTAGGTGCATTCGTCGCTGTCCAGGTAATCGGGATCCACCAAGACGTGTTCCCGGATCACGCTCATCGCCCAGAACACATTGTCCTCAAGCGGGGGATAAAATGTCTTTTCCATGAAATGGTCCCTATTTTGAGTTCAGAAATTCGGAGACCCAGTCGCAGGCAAAACCAAGCTCACGGGCCCCCTTCATCGCATCACGTGCCAGTTTTACGGTGCGGCTGGAGATCATGCTGATCTGGGAATGCTCCGTGTCATAGGCCACTGTGACCCAGCGATCGTCAGCATCCATCCAGTCGGCCCCGTTCTCCCGGTCATAAACAACGGCGTACCCAAAGGGCGTGTTGGTCATGCAAACGTAGCCCGCGTCATCGTTGAAGGGCTTCAGCTTTGTCCCGCGCATCCTAGGCTTCCTTGTCTTGAAGGGCCAAGCGGGCGAGTTCGTGGCAGGCATCCACATCACGGCGCTCCGCGGCTTCCATGATGTCCTTCAACACCCGGTGTTGTGATTTCGCGACCTCCAGCAGGGGCTCAAACATCCCGCACATGGCGTGGTATTGCTGCTCCATCGACATCGCGTCCCAAAGGGCATCCGCTTCGGCCATATCAATGACCAGCTTCCCGTCTTTCATTCCAGTGTTCATCTCTGTTGTCCTTTTGTGAAGTAAAAACCGGTATAGATACAGTCCTCCCCATGGGCAACTTAAATAAATACATTTCCATGCAATCCATTACTGTTTATCACTTGAGCATTACTGTGATACCTCTCAGTTATGAGCCACTATTTCCAAGAACTGGTCGATCGGATCGATGCGCGTTTCAGCATTGACACGAAAGACATGAGCATCGGGGATTGGATCTGCGCGAACACCAAACTGCGCGGCCGACCCTTTTCTTTTGACCGGTACCCCTTCCAGAAGGCGATCACGGACGACATGCATCCCAACATGGATGTGGTGAAGCCCTCACAGGTGGGCCTGTCCGAGATTCAGGTCCGCAAGTCCCTTGCGTTCCTCGCGCGGAACCGGGGCACCAGCCTGATCTTCACGATGCCCAACGACGACATGTTCGAACGGATGTCCTCCACCCGGATCCTACCCTTGGCCAAGGAGGAGAAGGCGTTCAACCTGGACACGGCCTCGGGCGAGAAGCCCACCCGGTCCAAGGGCCTGATCCAGATCGGCACCAGCTTCCTCTATGTCACGGGCATGAAAGAGGGGGACGCGACGTCGATCTCGGCCGACGTGGTGTTCAACGACGAAATCGACCTCTCTGACCAGCAGATGCTGGCCCTGTTCAACTCGCGCCTGCAGAACTCCGACTGGAAGATCAACCAGCGCTTCTCCACCCCGACCTTCAAGGGCTTCGGCGTGGACGGCGGCTTTGAACGCTCCGACCAGCACGAGTACCTGTGCAAATGTGACGCCTGCAACCACTGGAACATCCCGCTCTTCAACGAGAAGTTCGTGGACGTCCCGGGCCTGCCCTCGGACCTGACCCTGCGCGAGATCGACGAGAGCATGATCGACAACGGCATGATCAACATCAACGACGGTCAGGTGGTCTGTGAGAAGTGCCGGTCCCCACTGGACCTGTCCCGGACCGAGAACCGGGAGTGGGTGGCGCGGTACGCCTCCCGGACCCACCACCGAGGCTACCGGGTCTCCCCGTTCTCCACCGACCGGATCGGGGTGCCCTATATCATCCAGCAGATGTTCCGGTATCGGCAGCGGGATTACATGCGGGGCTTTGAGAACACCGTGCTGGGACTGGCCGACAAGGCCGGGGCCGCGCGTCTCTCGGAAGCGGAGATCAAAGCCTGCATCACCTCTCAAGTCGAGGAGCCTACCCCGCGCGACAAGACCAAGCCCACATGGATCGGGATCGACGTGGGCCAGACCTGTCACATCATCGTCAGCCAAGGCTATTCCACCGAGGACCAGCAGGCCGTGCTGATCAAGACCGTGCCGGCCGACCTTCTGGTCACAGAGGTAAAGATGATCCTGGACTCCTACAACGTGATCGGCGGGGCCTGCGACCGACACCCCTACACCCCCACCGCCGAGGCCCTGCGGGATGTATCCGATGGCCGGATCCTGCCCGTCGAGTACCGCGGCACGAAAGATTTCAACGCCGTCCGGGACCAGCTGACCAAGGAAGTAACCCATGCGCAGGTCAGTCGGACCGGGGTCATCGACGGAATTGTGAAGATGGTCCGTCATCAGCACATCCGGTTTTCAGGCTATGATAACCACAAGCAGGAGCTCGTGGACCACTTCCAAGACATGGTGCGAGATGAGCAACCGGGGAAGCCTGCAACATGGATCAAGATGACTGGCAATGACCACTTTTTCCACGCCGGGGCCTTTCTCTACGCCGGGATCAAGGTTCAGGAACTGGTTAAGGGTCTGTTCTCGGAAAATCGCTCCACAATCATCCTGACAGGGGTGGAGATGGACACCAACGCCACCTCGCCCTACAAGATCTCCACTGGCAAGAACAGTCAGCGTGTAAGTCTCGGTTTGAAATGACTTCGTAAATCTCTAGTCATTGCAAGTCCTATTCTGGTATGTATTGCGGGATCATTCTTTTTCCGGAAGTACCATGGCCCTGAATCTTGAATCCCTGTTGAAGGTTATTCTACCCAACCGGACCAATCCGAGGGGCACAGCGGTCTCCTCGACCTTTAACCCGTCGAGCTCAGAGAACATCCTGTCGCTGCCGGATTACCGGGACCACCTTCAAGACATCTTCGAAACCCGACAGGCGTCGGACAGCCGCGAACTCATGCGTCGGCTCTTCGTCCAAGACCCGGATGTCTCCGCCGCCGTCAACGCCTTCCTGACCGTCGCCAACACCGAGCCGGTGTTCGTGTGCAAAGACATGGACGGGCTGATCGATCGGGATGCCCAGAAATCTCTGAACGTCCTGATCTCGGCCCTGACCACCCGGTTTGACTATAAGACCGGGTTTGAGCTGAAGCCGTCGCTCCGCGCGATCAGCGAAAACATGCGCTACATGATCCTGCTGCGCGGGGCCTGTGCCGCAGAGCTGGTCCTGAACAAGCAGAAGCTGCCCTATCAGATCCGGATCGTAGACACCGCCACGCTGGAATGGTTCGAAAAAGAGAACTCCGTCTTCAAGCCCCAGCAGAATCCGACCAACTCGTCCGAGAAGGTTGATCTGGATGTGGCCACGTTCTTCATCTCGTTCTTCCGGCGGGATCCGACATCGATCTATTCGAACTCCCCCTTCGTCAGCTCCATCAACACGGTCGCGGCCCGCCAACAGGTGGTCAACGACCTGTACCGGATCATGCGCTTCACCGGGTACCCTCGGATCGAGGTGACGGTCCTCGAAGAAGTGCTGATGAAGAACATCCCGGCAGCGGTCGCGGCCGACCCCAGCCAGAAATCATCCTGGGTCGCGACCCAGATCCAGAACCTCACCACCCAGCTGTCAGACCTGCGCCCGGAACAGGCCTTTGTGCACACCGATGCACTGGAGGCCAAAATCCTCAACGAGAAGAACCCTTCTTCCGGGATCGACGTCACCAGCATCATCGGGGCCCTGAACGCTCAGAACCAAGCGGCCCTGCGCACCATGTCCACCATCTTGGGCCGGGGCGAGAGTGGGGTGAACACCGCAAGTGTCGAGGCCCGCCTCTTCACCATGAACGCGGAAGAGATCAACGAACCGGTGGGAGAGCTCTTCTCCCAGATGCTCACCATGGGCATCCGCATGCTGGGCCACGAAGAGATCACCGTCAGCTGCACCTTCCGGCCGGCAGAGATGCGCCCGACCACGGAGCTCGAGGCCCAATACGCCATGCGACAGGCCCGCCTGCTGGCGGATCTGTCCCGGGGCATCATCTCGGACGACGAGTATCACCTCGAGATGTATGGCCGGATCCGGCCTGACAACGCCCCGGAGCTGTCGGGGACCAATTTCCTAGACCCTGTCCAAGCCCCCGATGCCGAAGGCACCCAGCCTTCAGCCCTCGAGAAGTCCGCCACCCCTGAGGGGGGCAAACCCGCCGGTAATGGAAACCAAGTGGAGAAGTAGGATGTGGATTCTTGAGCTGACCGTGTGTTTCTCTTTGCTGGGCCAACCGGCCGAGTGCCACCGTCTGATCACGGTCCCTGTCGAGACCCGTAAGGAATGCGGAGAGATGGGAAAACAGACCCTCAAAGACCTGGAGATCTTCGCATCCAACTTTGAGGTCACGATCAAATATCAGGACGTCAACTGTATCGAGGGCAAGGATGCCTAAATTCGTTCAAGTAATGCTTTGACTTGCACACGTCAGAACCTGTATTTTTCAAGTCAACCAAAGTAAATGGATGAACCACGACAATGCCTGAGGTAGCACAACTTTCCGAGCATCGCCAGAAGCGCAAGCAACTGGACGTTACGGATGCGATGCTGGAGCAGATCAATTTCGTCACGGACACAGACGTCTCCGCTGATGACATCGTCGTGTTTGAGGCCACCGCCCTGAACACCTTGCCTCTGAGCAAGGCCGGGTCGATCTTTGAGAACGCCCGGGCCACGCGCAGCACCCTGTCGGCCATGGCCACCAGCGTGAATGACAAGAACGAGGCCGTGCCGATCCATACCCTGCACCTGCAGGGGGATGAATTGCCGGTGGGTAAAGTGTTCCACGCCTATGTCGATGACATGGTGGACGGCAACTCTGAACTCCGTGCCCAGTTCTTCCTGCCCCGATCTGAGGCGGCTCTGATTGAGCGCATCAATCTAGGAATCCTCGACGAGGTGTCCGTCGGCCTGAAGTCAGAGCAGCTGCTCTGCTCCAAGTGCGGCTTCGACTATTTCGCAGAAGACACAGATTTTATGCACATGTGGGATCGTACTTGCGAAAACGATCACACCATTGGCGTCGATGGCACCCATGCCGTCCTGTCCGGACTGGACAAGTGGATGGAGCTGTCGCTCGTATCCCGGGGCGCAGCCACCAACGCGAAGATCCATGGTCGGGCCCGTAAGGTCATGCCCCAAGAGCAACAAGATCGTCTGGCAGCAAATGGCTTCTCGCCTGATGCCGTGACGCTCTTTGCATCCCCCACCACAATGAAAGAGGAAGTCAAGATGACGAAAAAACCGGAGGTCACACTTGAGACCCCTGCGGCCTCCACGGCAGAGTTTGATGCCCAGGTCGCTTTCGAAGGTCTGAACGCCAGTATCCAAGAACTGGTCACAGCCCTGACACCCACCGAAGTGCCAGCTGAGACCGTGGAGGCAGACTCAACTGCTGAAGCTCTCACAGAGCTGGCCGCTACGGTCGAAACGCTGAAGGCCTCGATTGAAGAGCTGAAGACCGCTCCGAAGCCAACCGCATCCACCGCTGATCTGCAGGCCGAAACGCCCGCCGGTGGGCTCTCTGCCTCGGCAGTCACAGATGCGGACAAGAGCCCAAAAAGCTCAAACTTCGCCTCATTCAAATCCCGCAAATAAGAAAGGATCAACATCATGTCAGTTATTGGTGAAGGCATTTCCCACCGCGGTCTCGTCTCTGAAGACTTCCATTTCCCCTTCTACGTTACAGGTACAGTTACCTCCGCAGACATTGGCAAAGCGGTCACGCTTGACTCCGCCAACACCCGCGCAGTCAAACTTGCCGGTGATGGCGACCGGGTCATCGGTTCTCTTGTGAGCTACGAAGACCGTGTTGTTGAAGGCACAAAAGTAGGCACCGTAGCCCTCAAAGGCGGCTTCCGCTTCCAAAAGGCTGCAGGTACCGACGCAATCGTCGTTGGCGACACAGTGGTTGGCTCCGCCACCGCAGGTGAAGTCGGCCCTCGTCGCAACGTGGGCGACACCGCAAATGAACCCGATCTCTCGGCCAATATCGTGACAGCGGTATCCGGCTCAGACATCGAAGTTCTGATTCTGTAAGGAGAACAATGATGAAAGATCTTACCGATCTGAAGCGCCGCCCGGTCGAACAAGTGATCGCAGGCCTCAAAGATGAGAGCAAGGGTGCCTCAACCGAAGCCGGCAGCAACTTGGTTGCTCAAGCGAAAGACTACGGTCTGAGCCTGCGTGACTATCTGAGCCTTGCGGTTGATACCCGCTCTGGCGAGTTTGCCGAGCAGGCACAAAAAGCGGGCCTGAGTGGTTATGAACTCTCCGTCGCCGCGCTGGGTCTGCCCTCACGCAATGACTTCAACGAAGGTGTTCTGCTGCAGGCGTCCTCCGAGAGCTTCCAGAAGTTCCCGGGCACACGTGCGATGTTCCCTGAAGTCATCGACGACATGCTGCGCTGGAAGGACCGTCAGGATACGCTGGAAACAGTGGCTCCCTTGCTGTCCCAAACACGCACCATCTCAGGCACTGAGCTTTTGTCGACGGTTGTCGATGATGACAGTTCCGAGCGTGGGACGCAAACCGTTCCTGAACTGGCGAACATTCCTGTCCGCACCATTCGTACCAGCCAACAGTCTGTCCAGATGTTCAAGCATGGTTCGGCGTATCGTACATCCTACGAGTTCAACCGTCGCGCTTCCCTTGACATCCTGACACCTTACGCTGCCCGTGTGGCCCGCGAACTGGAAATCGGCAAAGTTGGGGCCGCGACAAGCGTTCTCATCAATGGCGATGGCGTCAATGCGGCGGCGACCGTTGAAGCGATCACCACACATGGTGGTACGATCAACGATCTGTCGGTCAACTACAAAGCACTGGCGAAGTTCTTGATGAAGATGGCCAAGGACGGTGTTCCTGCTGACGTGATCGTAGGCAACTACGATATGTTTGTGGACCTGCTGTTCATGTTCATGCCAACTCTGGCATCGGACAAAGTTGAAGCGCGTGAAATGGCGATGGCCGGTGCCCCAGGTGTCAACCTGTCCCTGCCGATCATGAACAACGCGGTGAGCTTTGTTCTGTCCAGCGGCATGCCAGCTGGCCAGCTGATGGCGTTCAACCGTGGCGAGACATTGGAAGAGCTGGTGGAAGCCGGTTCGATCATCTCTGAGTCCGAGAACGCGATCCGTAACCAGTCGATCACCTATGTCCGCACGGAGACCTCTGGTTACCGTCTGGCATTCGGTGACACTCGTCGGATCCTGGACACCACAGCGTAAGCTGCGGTCGTTTACATCGGGCCCGCTCCCCTAGGGTGGGCGGGCCCTTTTTCATTGGAGAACAATATGAAGACCATCGTTAAAACCACCGGGGCTTTTATGCTCAGCGATCGGTACACCGGAGATCAGGTCAATCCCTTCCGGCCCAGTGTGGTGAGCAACTCCCCGTTCATTGAACAGCGGATTGCGGCCGGCCAGCTGAAAGTTCTTGAGGGCAATCTCCCTCTGACAGCGACCGACGCGGACTTTGCTGAGTTCTGGAAAGAGAACAAGGAGAGCGCCGTCGATGCCTTCCTCTCGACCCTGTCCGAACCTGAGCCCAAGCCCAAGCCCGCGCCAGCCTCCAAGCCTGAGCCCGCGCCCGCGCCAGCCTCCACGCCCAAGAAGACCAAGGGTCAATCCAAGAACTAAGGGATAGCACATGTGGCATCTAGCTGATCAAGACACGTCCCTTCTGATCGATTATATGGTGGACGGTGAATTCATCGTCCCCACCACTGCCACATACCGGGTCCTGACCTCGGCCGGCACAGTGGTGGTCAGCGGATCGATGCCCTCTCTGGCCAGCACTGAGCTGATCACGATCCCGGCGGTCTACAACAGTCTGACCGGGGACGCCGAATACGAAGACCGGTTCTTCGAACTGGACTTCTACCACAACTCAAAGCCTCACCGAAAACTGATCCCCTATCACCTCGTGGAGTTCCTGCCCCTCACGGCGACCCCGGCCGACGTCCGGTCAGCGCTGGGATTGGACGTTCAGGAGCTGCCCGATCAGGATGTGGATCTGATCCGGTCGTATTTCGCTCTCCGCTGGCAGAACGGGGACGTGTTCAAGACAGCACTCCTGTCCGGAGGCCAGCAGGGGGCCGCGACCAATGAGGCCGTGATGCTCAAGGCCGCGCTCACCATCTGTGACTCGATCTCCATGCGGGCGCTCATCGTGGTCCGCGCCGAAGACAGTCAGGTCCAGCGCAGCACCAAGATTGACTTCAACCAACTGGCCAACCGCATCAGCCAGAGACTGGCCACAGCCCTCGACACCGTCACACAGACGGCGGTCGTGATCCCGACGCTGTTCGCCCTGTCCTCCCCAGATGACCCGTTCACAGGATGATGTCCCCGCGCCTCTCCTCGCTGTTCCGGAGTTCCACCGGGATCAAGTTTCATGGGATCCTGTCGGATCCTGAGGACCGTTTTGAAGGTGATGAAATGCGGGCCCGCCGGATGCTCCGTGTGGATCCCCAGGTCAAGATCGAGACCGGTGCCATCGTCCGGGGGGATGGTGGGGAATATCTGCTCTTTGAACATTCCGCCCGCACAGATGAACGCCGCTTCCTTGCATTCATGATCACCCACCGTCTCCCGCTGATGCGCGACGAGAAGGTGGTCGACGTGGTGACCGGGATGGACCGAGACTTCACCGCCAAGCTGCTGGATCCGGCCCTCCCCTGTTCGGTGGAACCCCGCGGGGATGTGGCCGATCAGAAGATGGAGCGGATCCGTTTCATCATTCGGGCCCCCACCGTCATCCGCCCGGGCGACCGCCTTGGGGAATACACCATCCGAACCAGTAAACCGATCGGGGATGCATCCATTCTGGAGGCCAACTGATGACCAAACAGGCGGATGAGATCACGCTAGAAATCGGCCGGGTTCTCTACGATGAGTTCTCTTCCAAATTCTTCAAGACGGTTCTGCGTGAAAAGAAATCGATCGAGGAGAAGCTGGAAGACCGTTTTGCGCTGTTCTTTGAAGCCATGGCCATGCTCACCGGGGGCCAATCCACCCCGGGAGTGCTGGTGGCACAAGGGGTTCGGTGGGCTCCCAACACCGAAAAGTGGCGTTATCAGAAGTCCAAGACCCGCAACAATACCAACAACAACTTCTATCAGGGCATCACCTCCTCGGGGGATTCCTTCCGGGACGAGATCGCGGGCACAGATCCCGTCACCGCGTATGGACGTCCGAAGATCAAGATCGGATCTGTGCGGGGGGATATTGCCGGATCGAAGAAAGGTCTTGCTCGAATTAATCTCACCGGAAACATCCTCCAACTGGACGGCAAGTTCGCGTCGATCGATCAGGTGTTCAACGCCACCCTCGGGCTGGATCTCTTCAGCAAGGTCAAGAACCAGCATGACCTCCTGGATCCGTTCGATGGTCGGGTCAGGCATATCCTGAGCCACAACGAGGGGTTTGGGTCTGGGCCGAAGACCCGCCGGCCGTTCCTCGTCCCCTTCGCCCAGTACTATTCTGAGGTCGTCATGCTCAATGAGTTCAAGAAAGCAGCCACATGAAAAATCCATACCGCGACATCTCCGCAGCGATCCTCCGCTTTGCCAGTGACTTCGCTTCACAACATGGCCTCACCGCGTTGAACCTCGACGCCCACGCGGACCCAGAGTCATGGCCAGAGGGGGACTTCATTGGCCCCAGCGACGTGATGATAGATTTCCGGGAGGGGGAGATCAAAGTGACACTGGCTTTCGTGGTCTCCACACGATCGGACACCAACCTTCACCGCATGGATGAGATCGTCAACAATCTGATCAATGAGCTGGAATTGGGGAGCCGCATACTGGTGCGGGACGCCGTCCTTGGAACCCCGAAAGGGTTCCTGATCACCCACATGGGGATCCGGGCCGGGAGTGTCTTGAACACTGAAACCCAGCCCGCAAAACCGGTGTTCGTCAACCTGATTTCAGACTTGGCGCTTTTGCGGAGCTAAGAACCAAGTCGCTTTGAACCGAGGCGTCGATGCCCCGTTCGATCAGGACGGTGGCCTCAGCGTTCCATGAACGGGAGTTCACCTCGGCCCGGGCTTGGATCTGCTGGTACAGGTCCGGGCGCATGCGCAGGGAGAGCGCCTTGAAGTTTGTCTGCTTGGCCATGATAGCCTCCTAAAATAGTGGTCCTGAAGTAGTCATACCCCCTTGACTTAATTTAACCAAATAAAACCTTAGATCCATTGTGGTGCGTCCAGTATAGTTCAAACACAGAATATTGAACCAAAACTTAGGAGAAACACCAATGGCTGGTGAAGCAAAGACCACAGACTTTATGCTAGGGACCGCGACCGTGATGTTTGGTCCTACAGCTGATGTATTCGACCTGACCCCCGCAGAGCATGGCGTCGGTCTGACAAAGAACGTCTCCGTGACCACGGAGCCAAGTTTCACTGACCTGACCCAGGGTGTGAAGAACACCAACGTCTATTCCGTTATGACAGGCAACTCGGTCCGCGCGGCGATGGAAGTCTATGAATATACAGCTGCGAACATGCTGTACGCTCAGGGCTTGGATGGTTCCGCGCACGTGATCCCAACGGGGACCTCGACACTGGCGACACCAGTGGTCGCATTGGATACCACAATTGACGTGGAAACAGGCGACGGCGCAAACTTCACTGCCGGCGATTACGTCATCATCCAAAGCGGTGCCAAGGACAAAAACTACGTCCGCAAGATTGTCTCCATCGCGACGGACGTCATCACCGTTGACAGCGCTCTGCCCGATGTCATCGCTGCTGGTGAGACGGTCAAGGCTGCATCAGTGGTTGGTCTGGGTGACAAGTCAGTCATGCCGTTCCTCGGCTGTAAGATCGTTGGTCTGACGGCGGATGAAGATCCGATGACCCTGATCTTCCCGAAGGTCCGCATCACGGCTGGTTTCAACATCCAATTCTCAACGGATGACTTCCAGAACATGCCTTACGAACTGACCATGTATGATCTGGTGACTTCGGATCCGCTGTACAGCACCTTCAACGGTCTGACCGGCATGGCAATGGTCTAAAATCGTTCAAAATAAACCTTGAATGGAGTCCCCCCACCTCGGTAGAGATGGGGGGACTTTTACTTTGAGGAACCAAGTAATCATGGAACATACGTTTGAATTGACTGTAAACGGAGAGCCCAAGAAGGTGACCATGTTCTATGGCCTTCTGGACCTGATCTGCAAAATCTGCGGCGACATGGAAGGCGTTTTCTTCCTGGGTGTAGATCACTCGCTGCGTGAAGAGGCCCTCATCGCTCTGCTGTCAGAGCGGGATCAAACGGGTAAAATCACCACCCAGTTCAACGCCTTCTCCAGCGAAGCCTCCCCGGACGACATCAACGCCTTACTGGCTTGGGCGGGGGACCACGCTCTGGATTTTTTCGTCAAGTCAGCGGAGAAAGCGAAAGCGTCGGGGTCGAGGGTCGAACCGCGTCTGACGGCCCTTCAGCCTACCTAGATTGGTGGCAAGCTCTCACCTTTGAAGAAGTGGCCTGTCTGGTGTTCCAGCGGGTCCCTTCAAATCTGTCTGAAGTGTTCTGGCTATATACACTGGCAGATATTAAGATGTCCTTGAAACTTTACTTGGGTCAGGAGCAGTCACGCGCTGTTCAGTACTACGAATCTCTTCTCGAGGTTGCCGGCCATATCTTCGGATCAAAGAAATCCTCGGGCGGTACACAGTCTGTATCAACCGAGAACCGGAAGACAGCCAGCACCACGAAAGAGATCATGGCCGGTATGACGGAGATCTTTGGTGGCAGGTAATAAAAATCTAGTTGACGTCCGGACCACAGCTGGGACCAAAAAGGACATCAAACAGCTCCAGAAGGATCTGGAAGCCGCAGCCAACAGCATCAACATGCTGGTCAAGGGCTATCAGAACCTCGCCACGGTAAAGATGGCCCAGAGCACCAAAGCCGCGGCTGGAAATGCCTTGGGTCTTGGGAGCTTCAACAGTGGGGTGGGGTACCGTGAGCGCCAGCGGGCGGCGGATACTGCCAAACTGGGCACGGCCACCGGACAGGTGGCAGACCAGCAGAAGCGTCTGGTTCAAGAACTGAACAAAGAGCAGCGCACCCGTGAAGGGATTGCTAAGATCCAGCAGGCGTCCAAACTGGATGCTGTCCGGGCGCTCAAAGATGTTCAGAAGATGACCCAGGCACAGGATGTGTTGGGCACAAAAGAGCTGGCCCGATTGAAGAATGCTCAGGCCCGCAATCAGCTCGAAACAGATATGGCCCGCAGGGACGTGCGTCGGGTTGCCCTCCGGGGAGGGGGTCTTGACGCAGACCAAAAAAACCAACTGCTCACTGAACGGAATGCCCTGACCAAGAGTATCGCGACCGGCCGTCAGACCGTTCGTCAATCAGAGAAGTTGGAGCAAGCTGCAGATCGCCAACTGGCCTCTATCCAGAGGGCGACAGAGGCCAAGGCGGAGCAGGTCCGGTTCGACAAAGAGAGCGCCCGCCTGCAGAACCAGTCACTGTCTGCACGGCGCAACGCCAACCGTGAGCGGATCCAAGGGGCCCAAGCTGAATCTCTGAACCTCCAGAAGAGCCTCCGCTCTGTCGGACAGATCAAGGACATCGGAGCTCTCCGGGCCGTACAGGAACGGGCACTGACCCGATTGGGGCTGGAGCAGGGCCGGGGCAACATCGAGGCTGTGCGTCAGGCCCAGAAGCTGAACAGCCTGATCGAACAACGGCTGCGCATGCGGAAGCAAGAGATTGCGGCAGAGAAGGCCCGTCCCAAAGGGATGACAGCCGAGCAGATCGCTGTCGGCCGGGACAACAAGCGCCGGGGTCTCCTCGGGGACAGCGGGGCCAGCCTCTTTGTCATCCAAGCGGGCCTGATGGCGAACTACGCCCTCATGAACCAGCTGCAGACTGGGGTCCAAGCGGCGATCGGGTTTACCGTGAACCTCGATACGGCGATGCGGAACCTGCAGGCGATCGTGCGGATCACCGACACCGATTTGGGCGTCCTCAAGGACAGCCTGATTGGCATTTCGGAAGAGACCAAGTTCACCGCGGTTGAAGTAGCCAACGCGGCCGTCACCCTTGGACAGGCCGGTTTCTCTACCACCGAGATCCAAGACTCCATCCGAGCAGTGTCCCTGCTGGCCACGGCCACCGGGACCGAGCTGGACCGGGCCGTCGACATCGCCACGTCGACCATCGGTGTGTTCAACATGGAGTCCTCACAGATGGCCGAGGTGGCCAACGTCCTCACAGAGGCGGTGAACACTTCCAAGCTGAACATCGAGAAGCTCACACTGGGTCTCCAGTATTCTGGTAACATCGCGGCCCAGTCCGGGGTCAGCTTCAAAGAGCTGACATCGGCCCTCGGCGCGATGGCCAACGCTGGTATCCGATCCGGCTCCACCCTCGGTACAGGCATGCGCCAGATCCTGATCGCGCTGCAGAAACCGTCGAAGGAATTTAGTGAAACCCTCGACCGTCTCGGCCTGACCATGGACGATGTGAACCTCGAGACCAAAGGTCTCTATGGGGCCCTGAAGAACCTGAAAGACGCGGGCTTCAGCTCCGCTGATGCCATCAAGGCCTTTGAAGTACGCGCGGCCTCGGCCTACAACGCTCTGTCGGGCAACCTCGAGCAGATGCTGTCTCTGCAGAACGCGTTCCAGCGGACCTCTGCGGCCATTCGGGCCAACGAGACCCAGATGCGGTCCCTGAGCAACCAAGGAAAGCGCCTGGGTTCGGTCTTGGGATCGGTCGCGGCCGCAGGCTTGGACCCTCTTCTGAAACTGGTCACGGCTGTAACAAAAGCTCTGGCCGATGGTTTTGCGGTGATCCGAAAGTATGAGGGGGCCCTGCAAACGGTGGTCACCGTTTTGGCCTCGGGGGCCGTGGTCGCCGCAGCTGTATACTTTGGCCGGATGGCCATGGCACTGAAAAATCTGATGTTCGTGGCTCCAGCTGCCGCCGCGGCAATGACAGGGGTTGGGGTCGCCTCGCGCGGAGCGGCTGCGGGCGTCCTGGCCCTGAACCTAGGCCTGCGGATGACACCCATTGGTATCGCCATCGGTGCTGTTTCACTTCTTGCGGGGGGCTTCCAACTCCTGTCTGGTGTTTCCTATGGGACAGCGAAGGCTCTAGAGAAGGCCCAGACGGCTTTTGACCGATCCACGGGCGCGGCTGAAGCCACCGGTAAATCTATCATCCGGGTGGACGCTACCCTTCAGGATCTTCTCAATCGTTTTGATCTCCTCTCGGGCGGCGGGGCTATCCTGGAGTCGGCCATCCTAGACGTCCAGCGGCAGTTCGTCGAGATGGGCAAGGATGCCGACAGTGTCGGGACGACAGTCGTTGATTTGATCAAGACCATGCGTGACCTGAGAAAGGAACTTTCTCAGAAGTTTGTCTTGGAAATGGACACGTCGATCCGGGATCTGGACACGCTGATTAAGAGCACTCAGGACACTCTATCTCAAGGGCTGAAGGCGAATAAGAAAACGGTTATGGAGGTTCCCTATGATCTTCGCAGGGACAATTCCGCGTCCCAGTATCAGTCTACGCAGCTGAAGAATATCCAAAAACTGGCTGTACCATTGGCTATTCCCGGGGCCTCTGCCAATCAGGTGGGAAGCTCCACGTCACAGTTGAACGCTCTCCTTTTGGATTTTGAAACCAATGCCCGGGACAAGACTGGGATAAACCATCGGGTACAGGGGGTACTGGCAGAGTACATAAAGTCAATCCTAGATGGTTCGGCGGATACCTTCACTCAGCTGCAAGATCTGGAGAGATACATCCAGCAGAAGCAGGAACAAATCCGGGTGCGGGAAGCCGCGGTGGAACGAAGCAACCCTGCAGTTGCCACCTTGATAGATGACGCTTCTGAACTAGATACGGATGTTGCAGCCCGGATCGGGGGAAACATCTCAGGCACAACCGCTAACGCGCGGTTTAAAGAGGTGTCCCAGCGCTTTGCGAATTTTGACCGAGACAGCGACCAGCAGCGTCAGACGCTGCAGATGCTGATAGATGCTGGCATCATCACCTCCCAAGAAAACATTGATCTCATCACCCAGATGATCAACGAAGCTGAGAGTACCGCGCTCAACATCTTCCGAGGTTTCAAAGAGGAAGCCGACACGGTCAATGAGAAGATCGCGGGGGAGGACGTCAAGGCCGCGAAGAAAAAGCTCGAGGAACTGGGGAAAGAACTCAGTGAGGCCAAAGGTTTCACCGCGATCGCCAACGCCCTGACCGCACAGCTGGACCAGCTGGAGGTTGTTCGGGATCTGGAACTCAAGGCGATTGCTGCCGCAGGAGGGGATGCCGATCTGCAGGCAGCACAAGCGCTGGGGGTCAATGCTGATTATGATGCCCAAGGGGCGGATATTCAGGACAAGACCACTGATCGGGTGACGGATGTCATCGACGCGGTAGCGGCAGAAACAGCTGAGCTCGAAAAGCAAATTGAGCTGGAGGAGGTCAAGCTCAAGTATGAGGCTGACAGCCGTGAGCTGGCCCAAGCTAAGCTGGACATCGAGAAAGAGCATGTCCGCGTCGCGATGGAAGCGGCGGGGCTGGGAGCTCTGGTCGAGGACCAACTGGCTCAGATGCAAAAATTACTGGATCTGAAATTTAAGAACCGGGCTAAAGAGGACACCAAAGAGGCCGAGGAGAAACTGGCGGTCATGAAGGCCCAGAACAAAGTCGCCTTTCTGACGAAGATCCTGGGTGAAGATAATCTCCAGGTCGTGAAAGCCCGAAATGAGGCCGAGTATGATGCCTATAAACTGATTGTGGACAGCAGTGAGGCCTCTGCGGATTTGAAAGAGGAACTGCTGGCGGCGTTCCGCGAAGGTCAGAAAATTTCAGATCTTAACTTGGCGGGGCCCATCGAAAGAGCCGTCAGCGCAGCCAGCCGACTGGCGGGTAAACTGGCCCGGGCCGGTAGCCTCATGCGCACCTTTCAGGGCCAGAAAGCCCGCGCCGAGATCCGAGAAGAGTTCGCTGGCGACGAGGTGGGTGCCGCCGGTGCTCTGACCCAACTGGAACAGGAGGAGAGTCGAGGAGGAGCCCCAGCCACATGGTTTGATACCTTCGTAGATGGCTTTGTCGTTTACGGAGCCCGTGCTGCCGCTCGGGCTGAAAAAGACGCCGCCGCCGCTGAGAAAGCTGCGAAGCCCGGGCGTGGAGGGCGGAAGCACAAGAAGAGAGACCCTGAGTTCGAAAAGATGCTAGCCAGCATCAAGAACGACATCGGGTCCGCGACCATCGACATCGACAATGGTGGGGACGAACGACAGGGTCTCGAGACCATTCTGTCGGCCCTGCAGGATGCGAATGCGGAGCTTGAAAAACGTCGGGGGCTGATCGACCAGATCTCGGCCAAGACCACGCGCACCGTGGCCGAGGAAGAGCGCCTGACCGCCCTCCTTGATCAGCACGGTAAGCTGACCAGCTTCATCAAACAGGAAGAGGAGAATATCCTCTGGCTCAAAGAGAAGCAGGGTATGGCCCAGATCGACCTGAGCAAGGTCATCAAGGACTGGTCCAAAGAGTCTCTCTCGGTCGTCAAGACCGTGGAAGAGGGCACCAAGGATGTCCTGAACAATCTCCTCACAGGCTTTGGCACCCTGTTCACCGATCTGGTGAGCGGAACCAAGAGCGGCAAGGATGCTTTCCGCGACTTCGCTGCATCTGTCGTCCAGAGCCTGATGCAGGTCTTCGCCCGTATGCTGGCCATCAAGGCCCTCGAAGCCACGATGAGCATCTTCGGCAAGGGGTCAGCGGCCGGTGGATTTATCTCGGACATGCTTGACGGCCTCAAGGGGTCCCGAGAAGGAGGCATGGTCCGAAAGGCCGGCGGTGGTCCTGTGGAGGGTAACCTCGCCCGGGACAGCCAGCCTCACCTGTTGATGCCCGGTGAGTATGTCCTCCGCGCCTCCGCTGCCCGGATGATTGGTCGGGAAGAACTGGATCGGTTGAACTCCATGGGCAACACCAAACGCAAGGCCGCTGGTGGGATCGTGGGCGCGGCCAAGCCAAAAGGCCCCGGCCAGAACCAGAACCTGTGGTTGGTGGACGAGCGCTCTCGCGCACCAGTTCCGGGCCCGAATGACATGATCGCCATCATCTCTGATGACATCGCCAAGAATGGATCAACTGGCCAGCTAATCCGGGCCATCAGTGGAGGATCCATGTAATGGAGAACTTTCCTTGCACCTACTTCCGGTTCTCCACTCGCTACCCAGAGAGTGGTCTGCGCATGCAGTTGGGGCGCAGCTATGTCCACACCGCGGCCGCGCAGGCCCCGGACCAACGGCTCTTCCAGCTGAGCATCCCCGGGCTGCAGTATTTCTGTGACGCGGGGGGAGACCTGACCGCTGTCACAGAACCCGGTCGCAACATGCTGGTCCTCGAAAACTTCTATAATGACCACAAACTGGCCTTCAGCTTCAACTTCGATCACCCCGTTTATGGCACACTCGTCTGCAAGTTTAACCGGCCTCTGGAGATCCCCGAGGGGGTCATGGGGGGTACCGGGGTGCTTGAGGAAGTCCGTGTCGAGCTCCTGGAGATCCCATGACCACACCCGCCACGATCATCGCTCAGGCCCACAATCTTGAGAACGAGCCCTTTGTTCTGCTCTTTGAGCTGACGGACACAGACGGGGCTATCGTTCGAATGTCCCCGGTCGGGGAGATCGTCTGGATGGGGAAAACCTTTGAGGAGATCCCCTGCGCTCTAAGCGATGCGGGAAAACAGTCCAATGATAAAAAGAACCGTCCCCGCTTCTCAGTGGTGAACCCCGAGGGGATCTTCACGTCCGCTGTAGACCAGCGGTCATTAGAGGGGGCGACCCTCATCCGGTACCAGCTCCTCAAGAGTGATCTGACGGCAGGGGACGACCGGTCGCTGAAGCGCGAGATGCGTGTCAGCCGGGTGCTCAGCGTCACCAAAGAGATTATAGTTTTGGAGTCCCGGGGCGCTTTGGATGGGGCCCGCTTCAAGCTGCCGTATCGCCAATATGCCCCACCGGAGTTCCCTCATGTCCGACTTAAATAAATGGCTGGGTATCGCCTATGAAGAGGGGAAGAACGACTGCTTCTTCCTGATCCGAAACTACCTCATCGAGGTCTACGGCATCTGGACCCCCAACGTGGCCCGCCCTAGTGACTTTTGGGAGGATCCCCATCTCGATCTGTACTCGCTCTACAAGCAGACGGATTTCCAGAACGTCTTTGATGACCATCTCCGCGTCGGGGATATCCTGCTGATGCCTTATGGCACAAGGACCAACACCCATGCGGCCATTGTGGTCGAGGGAAACCAGATCCTGCATGCCCTTCCCCAGCAGCTGAGCTGCTTGGATCCCCTACGCCCCAGGTGGGGCCGTAGGGCCAACGTGGTTCTGAGACACCCTAAAATTGCCCGCCCGGTCGAGGGCGATTCCGTACATATCCATGAGGTCATCGATGTTGAGCTTTTCAAAAACCCAGAGTTTCAAGCCGCAGCTAAAAGAGCTCTGGACGGACGCAGCTGAGCGCTGCGGGGTCATCACCCCCGAGGGGGAGATTCTGGAGACAGAAAACCTCGCAAAAGACCCCACAGAAATGTTTCAGATTCCAGAGGAGGCTCTGGCCGGCGCTCTGGCATCTTGGCACACACACCCCCGAGGGTCGGCCAATCTTTCCATCCCTGACTTTTGGTTTTTTAAATCATGGCCAAGTCTTAAACATTTCGTTATTTATAGTGACGAAGTAAGAGCGTACTGTGTACTTGACGGAATGGTGTACAATTTTGACGCGGAAGACGATATATCTCCACGGCCAGCTGGCTGAGCATCATGACAAGCCTATTGAAGTCGAGGCGGCTACAGTAGCCGAAGCGATGCGCTTTCTTGAGCAGTACGTCGACGTAGACGAACCCCTCTCGGTCAAGATTGACGGAGTGGACAACTACGAGGACTTGTTCCAGCGCCAAGACATTGATGAGATCCACGTGCGTACCATCACCTTCGGTGGTGGCGGCAAGGGGGGTCTCATGCAGGTCCTTATCGGGGTCGCGCTGATCGGTCTGTCATTCGCCATGGGTGGCGCAAGTTTTCTCGTGATCGGGGGCAAGTCCCTCATCACTGCCGCCAGTGTCTTTTCTGCCGGCGCTATGATGGCCCTTGGCGGGATCCTGCAAATGCTGGTCCCTAGTCCCGAGGACAACGAGGATGAGAAGTCCCAGTATTTTGGAACGGTGCAGAACACCGTCGACGTGGATACCCCGATCCCCTTGATTTATGGCACCCGCCGTTTTGGTGGTCAGATCCTATCCTTCGACGTCGACACAAAACGTCTGGTCAATTCCGATGCCTCCGAGGGGGTCACGGTAGAAGCCGGGGATGGGATCCATAAGACCTATGACACACTCCACCTTGTTGACGCTCTTCGTCCCCTCAGACCGGTGTACACCTCAAACGTATCCAGTCTCTCTAATGTACCGGTGGCTGGTTAATGGGTAAGGGTGGTGGTCCAAGTATTCCTGAGGACAGCTTCAAGAGCGACGACGTTGTCGAGCTCACATTGGGTATTTGTGAAGGACCGATCGCTGGTCTGGTAGATGGCGGTCGCAGTTTCTATCTGGGCGAAACCCCCTTGGTCTCACAAGGTGGCAACCTCAACTTCTTCAAATTCGAGCTGCATGACTACCGTGGGGGGGATGTGGCTTCCCCCGTTCGAAACGTGCTTGGCGGCACGACTTCCAACGTCAGTGTCAGCACGACACTCGCGCACAACGTACCTGTGGTCAGGCTCACACCCTCCAACCTCAGCAATACCATAGATTCTTTGGACGTGCGAATTGTGTTCAACCGGGTTCTGGAGCAACAGGACAACGGTGATGTTCAGAAGGTGAACATCAATCTGAAGATGCTGTACCGTGAGGTCGGGACAACGACATGGAATTGGTTCTTCGGCACAGATGCCTGGAACGAAGATCTCAAGATCAGCGCAACCTCAGTCAAAGAATTTACCAAGCAGGTTCCCCGCATCAACGGGGACTGGGAAGTCTGGGTTGAGCTGGCGCAGGATGAGAACGACAACCATGACATCAACATCGCGTGGGAGAGCCTTCAGGTCACCACAGCGGATCCTCAAACCTACAACAACCTAGCATTGGTCCGGGTCCTGTCTGAGGCCTCGGATCAGCTCAATGGGGTCCCGAATCTTTCTGCCGACTGGAACGGCAAGATCACCAAGATCCCTTCCAACTATGAACCAGTGACCCGATACTGCACCGGGACATGGGATGGGACATTCAAAGATGGTTTCACGGACAACCCCGCATGGTGTCTGTATGACCTTCTGACCAATGAGACCTATGGTGCAAAGGCCTACTATCCGGATCTACTGGTGGACCGTTTCAGTTTCTATGATGCCGCACAGTGGTGTGATGTTCTGGTACCCCGGGAGGCTGGAGGTTTTCAGCCTCGCTTCACTTATAATGATGTGATCGACGACCAGCGCGATGGCCACAGCATGCTGCATTATATCGCAGCGATCTTCGGGGGTCAGCTGACAGAAGACCCGTCGGGTATGATCGTCCTAAAAGTGGACAAGCCGGGGACAATCAAAAGCATTTTTGGCCCCGAGTCTGTTGAGAATGGGGACTTCTCCTACAATTACACAGACGTGGAGACCCGGCCAAACACCTACAACGTGACCTTCATCAACCCTGACTTGGGCTGGGAGAAAGACGTTCGGCGGATTGACATCCCCGCCTTCGTCACGAAGCACGGCCGCACTGCGCGGGATCACTTCGCCGTCGGGTGTGTTGACGTAACCGAGGCCCAGCGTAGGGCGTTCCTTCGGCTCCTGCGGGCGAACACTGAAACTCTGACAGCGACCTTTAAGGTTCCACGTCAGGGCATGCTCTTGGAGGTTTATGATCTCATCGGGATTTCGGATCCGACGATGCGGTGGGGCCTCTCTGGCCGGATCAAGAGTGCTGACGGTAACCAGATCACTCTTAGAGATCCTTTGGTGGTTCCTGTTAATACGTCGATGAAGATGATTGTCCAGTCCCCGGGAGGGGCCACGGAGCTCTACGTCCAGAGTGGGGTCACAAACGCGCAGGTTCTGACCATCACCTCGGGAGTGTTGCCGGGGGACATGCCTACTCACGCTCAGTTCATGTTGGAAGAAACCACGATTGGACTGGTGAAACCCTTCAGGATTCTTTCGGTCTCCGAAGACGGTACCGATGCTGAGGTATTCACGGTTACGGCGCTGGAGTTCAACGGCAACAAATTCGGTGACGCGGACGTTCAGGTGTACTCCGGCACTACCAGCTATTCCTCCGACTTTGCCAGCTTAGGTCCCCCAGATACCATCGTTGCACAGTCAGGTACGGAGCATCTTATCAAGCACCCCAGTGGGTCTATTGAGAGCCGGATCTTTGTCACGTGGAACCAGTACATCCCCTCGACGGTGGAAGTATTCTACCGGCGGGTGGGGGTGGATGACTATCAAGTAATCACCGGGGCCGGGGCCTCAGCCTATATCCCCAACGTCGTGGATGGGGCGGATTACAACATCAAAATCCGTCTGAAGGACGGGTTCCTGTCCCAAGAGATCACCCACACAGTCGTAGGCAAGACAGCCCTGCCGGCCAAGGTGCTGGGCTGGACCATTGAAGGGGGTCTCGCGGAGATCTACCTCTATGGTACCCCGTTCCTCGAAGCGGACTTCAAATTCTTCCGGATTTATGGTGGAGCTCTGGGGGACACCTTTGAGAACGCGGTCCTCTTGGAAGAGACCCCCTCCACCAGCTATGTCCGGGTCATCCCTGACAATGACACAATTGACCAATACTGGATCACCGCGGTGGACACCTCCGGGAACGAGGGGCCTCCTTCGGATCCGCTCTCTCTGGTCGACGGACCTGGGTCGGTCAATACGATCTGGGATGACATCGCCCTGAGCGCACAAGAGGCCTTCGAACGGTTCAACGGAGCCTTTGATGAGAGCTTCGACCGTCTGGCCGAGCTTGACATCGACGCCCGCGTTACAGACGCACTGGAGACGGCCCGTGTTGAAGGTGTGGTTGATGAAGTGAAGACTGAACTGACGGCAGGGGTTGACGGCGTCGTCGCAGATTTGGTCCAAAATTATTACACCGCTGCTACCGTAGATACGGCCCTCGTCGCTTCTGAACTGATCTTGAACACTAAAATCGACACCGATGTCGGAGCTGTAACGGCCGACCTCACCAACAACTACTACACGATTACCAGCACAGACACGGCCATCGCAAACTCTGCGCTGATCTTGAACACCAAAATCGACACAGATGTCGGAGTTGTATCATCCAACCTATCCAACAATTATTACACAGCATCCAGCACTGATACGGCCATAGCCGCACAAATTACGACCTTTAATACCACCCTTGGTAGTCAATATGCCGATATTACGACCACAACAAATTCGATAGACGGCATCAGAGCAGTACATGGCGTCAAGATCAACAACAACGGCGCGGTCTCAGGGTACGGTCTGATTTCATCACTGGTCAATGGTCAGGTCACCTCGGACTTCATCATTGATGCGGATGCCTTCCGGGTGGGCAAAGGGGCCTCCTCTGGGACTTACACCTCCCCGTTTCAGGTGATCGGATCTACGACCTACATCACGAAGGGACGAATTCAAGTCGCGGATATCGACACCCTACAAATTGCGGGCGATGCTGTCACGGTGGCTAGCTCTTCCACTTTGAATAATGCCCTAGTGGGCGGGGCAAATCAGCTGGTTCACAGCGGAAGTCTCTACTTCGACCAGTCAGGATACATCATTGTTCTGTGGAGTGGTGCGCACGGCTACGACGCTGGCGGACCCTATGCACATGACTTTCAGCTCTGGGTTAACGGCTCTATGGTACAGTCGAGAGGCGGCGTAGACGTAGAAGACTATCCGATGCTTTCATACGGGCAAGCTGTCAACGCTGGCACAACTTCGGTGGCCGTCTACTGGAGCGCACAAGGTATCGATCTTGAACTCTCAAACAGAACTCTAAGTCTTTCTGGAGGTAAGCGATGAAGCATTACATCGTATATGACCCCAATGGAATTGTCACTCAAACTGGAACCGTTCAGGACGAAGTTTTCGACACAATTTATAAGGCTCCAGATGAGACTGTTCTCGAAACAACCGAGCGCTATGAGCCTGATCAGATCTATTGGAAAGACGGCATACAAACTCTGCCCCTGAAACCTGACCGATGGAGCGTGTTTGATACGGTTTCAGAGGCGTGGGTAGATCCCGTTGATTTAAAGACACTGACACGCGTTGCTAAAAAAGCCACGCTTGAGATCAACCAAGCCAGCGATCATGCCCGAACTCATTACGTGACCAGCATCACAGGGCAGGACAGCATTTACGGGCGCAAGAAAGAAGAGGCGATTGCTTATCTTTCCGCCTCGCCTGAACCAACTGATCTGACACCCTATCGCTTTCTCGCAAAAGAGGTCGGTCTTACAGCGCCAACAGCCTACGAGCTGGCTCAGCTCTGGCTCAATATGGACGACTTCTGGACACAGAAAGCGGCCGATCTTGAAGAGATCAGAATGACAGCGATTTACGCCCTTAGCGATGCGCTGACAGCCAACGAAATTGAAACGATCAAAGAGGCGGCGAAGGTCGATCTGAAGTCAGTGGTGGAGAACTAAAAATGTGGTATAGAACCGGAACAATCACGCTGACTAATGCCAGCACGACTGTCACAGGCGTTGGCACCAACTGGATCACGCAACAGGCAGGATGGATCCTCGTATCTGAACAGGATGCAGTCCTCTATGAGGTCGCCACTGTCGTGTCTTCCACTGAGATCACTCTAGTCTCGGCGTTCGAAGGAACCACAGGGTCCACGCTTTCATACGGGATCATTCCAACTCAGTCTCTGAACTTAGATCTCGCGGGCAAGATTAATGAGCTGATCACCAGCTTCAACACCACCCGCGACTCATGGACCGGCGTTCTGGCCGACTTCAGTCTCAGCGCCTTCAATCTGTGGCAAGCACAGCCTGGAAACGAAGCTGGAACTGTCACGGATTTCTTCAACGACCTAACTGGCGCTACCGGTGCCACTGGGTCAACAGGAGCAACTGGCCCAACAGGGGCTACAGGGCCAACAGGACCAACCGGTCCTCAAGGCATTCAAGGCGTCACAGGAGACACCGGCCCCACCGGTCCTCAAGGTATTCAGGGTATTCAAGGCATCACTGGCGACACAGGAGCCACGGGAGCTACAGGGGCGGGCTTGATAATTCTAGGGACCATCGCAACGGTCGGCGGTCTCCCAGGTTCAGGCTCTGCTGGTGATGCTTATGCCGTGGGCACCGTATCTCCGAGAGACATCTATGTCTGGGACGCGCTGAACACTGAGTGGGATAATGTTGGCCCTCTTGAAGGCCCACAGGGTGATCAGGGTATTCAAGGTACACAGGGCATTCAAGGCGTCACCGGCGACACCGGCGCTACAGGTGCAACTGGCCCACAAGGTATTCAAGGTATTCAAGGTGACACGGGCGCAACCGGTGCACAGGGTATTCAGGGTATTCAAGGTATCCAGGGCGACATCGGTCCAGCTGGCACATACGCTGGCGGAACTGTCGCGGGTATTGTTGCCGCTGATACGCTGAGAGACAAACAGGTGGTTCTGACGGGGACGACACCTGTGATCGATCTCAGTAGCGGTGGGCATTTTCAATTGACCACCTCGGGGCACACCACCTTTGCGTTCAGCAACTTCCCACCATCGGGCTATTCCCAGACCGTTACCCTGAGTGTCACTGCGGGGGGAGCACATACTTTGACGTTCCCCTCCATCCTTACAGAAGACGGAGTGGCCCCAGAAGCTCCCGCCAACGGGGCCCTTGGCAAATATCACATCGAGGTGGTCAACAACGGGGGGGCCGTATCCTATAGCCTCATAACCAGTGGGGTAGCTTATTCATGAGACGCCGCATGATCAGTAAAGGGTATAAACCCGTGCAACCGTGGGATATTACCACGGCTAGATATGAGAAGGTCAATATACTCGATGCCTTTGAGCAGACTGTGCCGTCTCTTAGCGTGTCTGGCGTTCAATCCTTCACCACAGATGTCTTTGCAAAAGAGACCAATACAGAGAAGATTTTTGTTCTAGGACAGACCCCTTCGGCCATTCATGCGTATGATGTCACTGACTTGGCCACGAGTTATTTGGATCCTCCCTCCGGCACCTATAGCCTTTCCGGACTGACCAATGCTCCTTCTTCTTTTTATTTCAAATCCGACGGCTTGGTGATGTTTTTGCTCGATTCAGGGCAAGAGCTACACGAATTCAGCCTAAGTACAGCTTGGGATGTAGCTACGCTTTCTTTTGTTCGCACCATTAGCACAGCGGCCTCCAGCGAAGGTGATCTTTGGGGTTTGCAATTCAGACCTGACGGGACAGCGTTTTATTTCACTGGAACTCAGAGCAACGCAGTATGGGAATTTCACCTGAGTACCGCTTGGGATATCACGACAGCTTCATACATCCAAAACTTTAACATCAACGCCCAAGAAACTCAGGCCACGGGCTTGGCTTTCAGCTCTGACGGGGCGGTGATGTTTGTGAGCGGTATCTCCAATGATAGCATTTGGAGATACAACCTAAGCGTACCTTGGGATGTAAGCTCAGCCGTGGTGGATCAAAGTGTTAACGTGGAAGCTCAAGAATTCCAACCGATGGGGATGTACCTCACAGAAGACGGGGCACGTTTGTTCCAAGTAGGTTTCATCTACGATAACATTGAAATCTACAATATGACTTCTGCCGTTCATATTGATCCAGACAGCCCCACAGCGCAGGGCGTGGTCTTGAGTAACGACGGAACCAAAATGGTCATAACAAATCCAAATTTGGAGTTTTATACTCTGTCAACTCCTTGGGATCTACTTACGGCAACCAATTCTGGCGGGTCTGCTTATTCAAATGTGGACAATCAAAATACTTCCTTTAAGCCAGATGGTCTTCAGCATTACGTCGCCGCTCACGACGGCAATGTGCGAACCTACACATCGGGTACAGCTTTCACAGCTGGTACTTTAACGCGCATCACTTCCTTTGGCGGAGACAGCATTCACACGATACAGTGGAACTCTGATGGAACCCGCTGTTATGTGGGTTTCGGAGGTTCCCCTACATACGGAATTAAGGAATATAATTGCAGCACGGCCTACAATACAGCCACCGCCACCTACTCTCGGGAAATCTATCTAGGGTCTATCGAGGCCGTCATTCTTAGTTTCGTCATAAAGCCAGACGGAACAAAGCTGTATATTCAGGGCCAAGGGAGAGTGCAAGAATTAGACTTCGGCACTCCTTGGGATATAACAACTCTAAGTTACCTTCAGAAATTCACCTTCCCTTATGATGACTACAAAGGAATCTACATCTCTCCCGATGGTCTGAGGCTGTTTGTAGTGAGAGGAAAAACACTTACTGAGTATTTCGTGGATCGATTTGATCTAGGCCCATAAATGAACAGAAAGGACTTACAATGTTCGTTAAAATCACAAACGGTGCCGTCGCTCAATACCCCTATACGGTAGGAGAGCTGCGCCGCGATAATCACCCCACCGGCTTTCCCCGAGACATTCCTGTCGAGATGATGGCTGAATACGGGATGTTTCCAGTAGGGTACACTGGCGCTCCAACTATTGACCCTCTCCTTGAAAAGGTCGCCATCAGCGATCAGCCTTCTCTTGTGGAAGGGGAGTGGAAGCTGACAAAGACGGTGGTGCCGATCACCGAAGCGGAGCTTTCAGCTCTTAGATCCAGCCAGGAGAAAAATGTGGCGCGAGAACGAGATCGCCGTCTTGGACTGGACTTTGAGTTTCAGGGTCAGATGTACCAGCGTGACGCAAAATCCGTGGCCCGCATCAGCGGTGCCGGCACATTAGCTCTAGGAGCTATAGTTGCCGGCGCTCAAGTAGGGGATCTACGCTGGCATGGTGGAGATACAGACTTCTCTTGGATCGCTTCTGACAACGCCACGACGACCATGGATGCTCAAACGTGCTTTGCATTTGGGGCAGCTGCGGCCGCTGTTGAGACGGAGCTTGTGTTCAAGGCCAAAGCTCTGCGTGAAATGGATCCGATCCCCGATGATTATCACTCAGACACGTGGTGGGTCTAAGTAATCATCGGGAGACAAAAAGTACCTTCAATATAGTGAGACATACAGGACTTCGTATATTATAGTGGCCCCATAATATACGAGAGGTACCACTATGACCCCGGCTGTTTTTGACTTCAAGCTATGTGTAGCAGGAGACAAGATCTCGAGCAAAACCGTCACGGTTACCTTCCGGGATGACCTCGGAGCTCTGACGGAACCAGATCTCGGGGCCTACACTGCTGAGATGTCCTTCGAAGGGAAGCACAAGAAAGGGACCTTGGTTCTGACAAGTGGCACCGGGGATATAACCTTGGTGGACAATGTCGTCACAATTCTGGAGTTCACCGCCCCCGCGGTACAGGATGTGTACCAATACAACCTCAAACTTTTCCGACCAGATGGGGCCAAGCTCACCTATCTCCGGGGGGATCTGCCCGTGCAGGTCGAGGTTTAAATGACCCAGATCCTGCTCACCATACAGGACCCAGGTCCTTCCGTTGATCTCCAAGTCACAGACGTAGAGCAAACCCAACTGATACAGATAGAGAGTGCCCCAGACGTTATTCTGAACGTCGAGAATGGCGCGGGTCCTCGGGGTATCAACGGGGCCTCAGCCTATGACGTCGCGGTGACAGCCGGTTTTGTGGGTACTGAGGCCGAGTGGCTGGATCAGATGGCGGACGGGAGTGATGCGGCCACTGCGGCTGTTCTCGCTACGCCCCGCAGCATCGCTCTGATCGGAGACGTCACAGGCTCAACATTATTCGATGGTTCTGGTGACGTCACAATCACGGCGACCGTAGCCAACGACAGTCATTTTCTGAGCACAGCCAGTATCTCGGACATAAGCACGACGGGGAAAGCGGATGGAGCTTTGCTCCAATATTCTTCGGTCTCTGAAAAGTACGAACCAAAGACTTCTTTGGTGAACTCAAATCTTACAATCACTGGAGGGTCCTTCTAATGGCAACCGTAATTATTCTCAAGAAATCCTCGACAACAGGTGGAGCCCCACTTGCTGGCGATCTGAACCAAGGCGAGCTGGCGCTTAACCTAGCCGACCGAAAGATCTACACGAAGGACAACGGCAATGCCGTTGTTCTCCTGGGTACAGTTTATGTGGACAGCACAGAACCACCAAGCCCTGCGGAGGGCGATCCGTGGTACGATCAGACCACCAACACGCTGAAGGTGCACAACGGAAGCGGCTTTGACAGCTACGCCAAGGAAGGACATACGCACTCCGCCTCTGACATCTCGGACTTTGATACTGAGGTTTCCAACAACGCGGCCGTTGCGGCGAACACAGCAAAGACCGGCAACGCGACTCATACCGGTGAAGTCACTGGTAGCGGGGCGCTGACGATCGCCAGTAATGTGGTCGACGCTGACAATCTGAAAGTCACCGGGAACGGCACAACTTCCCAGTATCTGCGTTCAGATGGGGATGGAACCTTCTCTTGGGCGACGCCTCCAGACACCGACACCAATACGACGTACTCAAACGGCACCGGTGTCGCACTGGTAGGCACAACCTTCTCCATTGGCCAGGAGGTTGGAACTGGCAGTGATGTAACCTTCAACTCAGCCACAGTGGGCGACCTGACGGTCACGGGCACGTTGAACGCCGTGTCCTCGAATGAGGTCAACATCGGTGACGGTATCATTGTGTTGAACGCCGATGAGGTCGGTGTACCCTCGCAGAACGCGGGCTTCACAATTGAGCGCGGTACTTCTGCCAACGTCTCTGTCCTGTGGGACGAGAGCGCAGACGCGTGGACATTTGGTGATGAAACTGTTCAGGGGATGATCATTGACGGTGGTTCATTCTAATGGCCACAAGGATCAAGCCCAAAAGATCCAGCACCGCATCAGCGGCACCGCTACCGGGTGATCTCGACGCTGGGGAATTGGCCATCAACTTGGCCGATGGCCGGATCTATTCCAAAACCGAAGCGGGCGCGATCCAAACTCTTGGTGTTTCCGACTACGGTCAGTTGAGTGGATTGCCAACACTGGGTACAGCTGCGGCCACGGCCGCGTCTGCATATGCAACAGATGCCGAAGGGGTGCTCGCAGGCGTAACCGGTAACACAGGCATCACCGAAGGTGGTGTCCTCACTATCAATGCAGATCCTACTAAACTCGATGTCTCGGCAGGTTCTGGATACGTCATTGATGACACAGTTTCACCCCCAACCGTAACTCCCGTCACTTGGACAGCATTCTCGGCAGTAACCTTGACCGATCTGGCAACGGCAACCTCGACTGACATTGCAATCAATGCAGCGGGTGCAGTTGTTCAGCAGCGCAACTTCACAGTTGATGAGCTGCGGACCCACATCCTACTTGGTGGTGTTGATCATGTCGGTGGGACTATACGTAACGTATTCCCAATCCAGATCCCCTCGTATGCGCCGGGTCTTGGTGTACGCGACTTGAGCCGCGCAGTGGGTGATCTCAATCTGAGCGGTAATGCTTTTACGGCGGCTGGCGTAGACCTGTCTGTGACAAAGAGTGGTGGTACAGTATTCTCCTTTGGCCGTAATTCCGCTGCCAGTAAGACTGATCCTCATCGGATCACTACGGCATTACTAAGTCCCGCACAATTTAGCTACGTATTCCGTAACGGGGGCGGTGGAACTTCCGTTCAGGCTGCCGTGACCACCATCAATCCTCTGAATTATGATGATGGAACCGGCAATCTTGCTACAGTGGGTGTAAACGATTTTGCCATTCAACAGTTCCTATACTTCGCAAACGCAAACAAGGTGTTCGTGCAGTTCGGAACAGCCACCTACAACACAATGAAGGAAGCTATTGAGGGTCTGTCTCTTGCGACCTTCCCTGACCTCATCGGTTTCACCTCTGCGATGCGACGAGGTGTTCTGATTGTTAAACGCGGCACAACAGACCTGTCTGATCCTGCCGACGCCAAATTCTTTGTATCTGATAAGTTTGGTTCCGTCGCTGGTTCGACGGGGGTCGCTGCGGCACAATTTGGCGACATGCTGGCGAGTATTTACGACCCAACCGCTGTCGCTGGAGACGCATTCTCGATGGACGCCATGGTGGAAGGAACCACCACTAAAGTCCTCACAGCTACTGAAAGGTCGAAGCTGGCAGGTATCGAAGCCTCAGCTGATGTGACTGATACCGTCAACGTCACTGCTGCCGGTGCACTCATGGATAGTGAGATCACGAATCTTGCTCAGGTCAAGGCATTCACCAGTGCGGATTACGCAACAGCGGCTCAGGGTACCACAGCTGACACAGCCACGCAGCCAGGAGACGCAATCTCCACTCTGACCAACGACACTGGCTTTATCACCTCTGCTGACGGTGGGGCTGCTGCAACGGCTGCGACATTGGCAACTGCTCGTACCATTGCTTTGGGTGGCGATGTCACTGGTTCCACTTCGTTCAATGGCTCCGGCAATGTAACCATCACAGCGACAGTGGCGGATGACAGCCATAATCACGTTATCTCAAATGTGGATGGTTTGCAGACAGCACTTGACGGTAAGGCAACAACAGCTCAAGGCGCATTGGCTGACAGCGCAACACAACCTGCTGATCTTGGTACATCAGCTCCACTAAATGTGGCAGCAGCAGGAAACGCAGCAGTGGGAGAAGTTGTCAAAGGAGACGATACCCGTCTTTCAGATGCACGGACTCCTGTATCGCACAGTCACCCTACAAGCGAAGTCACAGGACTTGATGCTGCTCTGGCTCTCAAGGCTCCTCTGGCCTCTCCTGCGCTCACAGGGACGCCTACAGCGCCCACAGCGGTCTCGACCACCAACACGACACAGATCGCCACCACGTCCTTTGTGAAGGCGGTTGTAGCGGAGCTTGTAGATGGCGCTCCCGGAACCATTGATACGCTGAATGAACTTGCGGCGGCCTTGGGTGATGACCCTAACTTTGCCACAACCATGACCAACTCTTTGGCAGGTAAGGCATCGACAGCTTCAGTAGCAAACGCTGGAAACTGGGATACTGCCTTCGGGTGGGGTGATCACTCTCTGGCAGGATATTTGACCACTGTTTCTTGGACTGCTGTTACAGGTAAACCCACGACGTTTACCCCTTCTGCACACAGCCACCCAATCAGCGAAATCAGTGACTGGCCGGTAGCAGTTACAATGCTCGAAGCTGGTTATTTGGATGGTGTGACAAGCGCAATTCAGACACAGCTTAATGGTAAAGCTGCATCTTCTCACACGCATACAACAGCCCAAGTCACAGGTCTGGATACAGCGCTTGCTGGTAAGGCTACTACGGCTCAAGGAGCCAAGGCAGATACCGCACTTCAACCCGCAGCAATTGGCTCCACGGTCCAAGGGTATAGCGCTGTTCTTAATGCCACTACGGCGTCTTTCCTTGTTGCAGACGAATCCAAACTTGACGGTATCGAAGCTGGCGCAGACGTAACAGACACAGCCAAC